GAAGGAACCTATATAATGCTGTTTTAAACCCTTATCATATTGAATTTTGTTGGTAATGCTGTTTTAAACCCTTATCATATTGAATTTTGTTGGTAGGGAGTGCCCTCCCCCTCTCCAACTCCCGCTAATCCTCCGGCTTTCCGCATAGAACCCACGCCCTACCGCCTCACTACCGGCATACGGAGAGCGCTACAAGCTTATACTCTGGCATGGAGTATGGGGGATTTGGAGATAATATCATTCCATAGAGAGAATAGAGAGACTTCAGCCCACGCCCTACCGCCTGCTCCTCCTATCAAGATAGATATTCAGACCTATAATCAAAGCCAAAAACGAAAAGCAAAAAACCATCACAATATTATACTGATCTGGTCCGTACTCCAACATAGAGCGAATACCAACCGACAGAAAATAAAAGTCAGCTACTAATAAAAACCACCACATAAAATAAAAAAAATTACAATAAGTATGTCCGAAAATACGGGGATTATAAAACCTAACTAATTGATAATCAAGCATACATCATTTTTAAGAAAAATACAATAAGCCTAATTTTCAATCCATAGAGACGAAAAAGGCGGCATCCGACGCCCTATTTTGGGTCAGAAAACCGCCTAAAGTTTCGTTTTAGACCAATTTTAACGACATGATATAGACAAAATACCGGCATTATATCCGAACTCTCATATTTTAGTTTCGTTTTATACCAATATAGCACACATCCGCCGTTCACTCTCAGAATATCCTACCCGTAAATAGAAAGAGTAGGATACAAAAATAGGGCTGCTCCGATATTCGAAACAACCCTACTCCTGTTTAAATACTGTTTATGTTTTCCTTCACGTAAGTTCGTGATGTATGGACTTTACGTTTGCATTTGTCCTTTCCTGTATCGGCATGATACGCTTCTTTGAGATCACGATACAACATAAATTCACGATACGCTCTTTTCCGCTTTTCTTTAGCTTCTTTCCTGGACAGACCGCGGACGTCTACCATATAAGATTTAAATTTCCTTTCCATTTTCTTTATGCTTTAATTATGATTAATTCCAGCGGTTAAGTGCTTCGATATAGAAACCTTCCGCCTCTTTGTACTCACTTTCGCTCAATGTTTCCACCGTCTCGATATAGTTACGCAATGTTATTTTTACGCAACTGTTTTTAGATTTATTGAACGCTTCAATTAAAGCGTTGATCATTGCTTTCTTTTCCATGCTATTATATTATTTATAATTTAGAGGTTGCTCCGGAATCGAACCGGACGCGCATTCCTATCCTATAGAGATTTTATGCTACAACCAACAGCCCGTAATTAGTACGTAGTTCTTGCGTACAGGCTCGTACTATGTTGTTATTATATTTTCCGTCTGCTACACAACTTAGCCACAAATAAAGGCGATTGTGTCCTTGCGTTTTGATACGGCACGTCCCTACATGGTAGGCTACATGCTTGTACCCTGTAATTTAATCTACAGCCTTGTTCTATTTTTCGTGTAAGCAAGTAAGACACGTTTCGATCTGGAGATAAACCTCGTACAACGGCATGTTTTCCAAACTGTAATCACATACCTAACATAAACCATACCTATTCGGATGGTCCATGCAGTAATACCAGCCCTTTAATTGCCAACGGCAAGGGCAACGGTATATCTATTTCCAATATGTAAAATAACTCTCTTTTTGTCAGCTTCAGTCTAAAGCATACGCGGGACGTGCACCCACTGACAATGGCGTACAGGCGCGTTAAGGTACGCGCCGAACCTTTGGAGAGCTTAACGGCGCTCTCCGTGCCTTGTTACTGTTGTGTACTCTCATGTGCGAGGTATTCACTTACACATTTTGCAACGGTGCGAATAGAGTAAGACTTGACTTTAGTAGCCACATAAGTGGATTTATACTCGTCCGTCTCTTTAACGATCCATTTTGCACTACTTTTCGTTTCCAACGTTTCCGCGGTTGCAAATCCGAAAGGTTTATACTCACTTCCATAAACCACATTATCAGCGCACCAATCAGCCGTTTTCGCCTCAATTCCTTTCTCTTTGTCTATCTTATTATCTTTATACACTTTAGAGTAAAGCGTAAACTTAATAAAGGTGTCACCAACTTTAGGTAACATTTGACTACATACAGTAACTAAATGTTTTTTATCCTTTGCGAGTGCTGCAACCTTAACCGCGTATTCTGCCGGTATTTCCAATGTCTTACAAATAGTCTTCAAATCGGAACCATTTGCAAATAAAGCATTATACAACTTTACAGCACCTACTAAATTCGAGGCATTTTCTTTGATAACAGCATTTTGCAACTTGTTAACGTTCTTCTTCGTAATCATAACTCAATATATTTTAATTGTTAAACAAATGATATTCAATTTAATAGCCCACAACGCAGGCAATTATAGATACAAATATAGTTAGCCCAACGGGCACACTATATAGACTCACTGTGTTAACCCGTGATCTCTCTTGATCACGACGCAAATATACGACATTTATCAATACTACAAATATATATACTATCTTTTTTTTGTTAACTTGTATTAATTTCGATTCTATTATCTGATTATCAGTAAGTTATAAAAACATACAAGAGCAGTATTACACGCGTACATTAATATGTAGGATATATGTTTATTTAAATTGCTTATAATCAATAAGTTATAGTAATGCACTGATTCACAATAATTTAAATAAACTGTTGATAATCAGCCGGTTTGCAGGTTTGAGGTAAAAACGCGTTTTCGGTTTTCCAGCGAAGGGGGTGCGGGGGAGAAAACGCGTTTCGGGGGCGGGAGGTTCGTGATAGGTACCCCCTCTCTCCCATCACATAAACATTTTTTCATATCCCTCATGACATAAACCTCTTTCTCACATATCTCTCCCATCACATAAACATTTTTTCATATCCCTCATGACATAAACCTCTTTCTCACATATCTCCCACATTACATAAACATCTTTTACCCTCTCTCCCATCACATACCCACCCACCTCACACACAACAAAAAAAAATAGGATTGATAGAAACCAATCCTATTTAAAACACGACCTTATTAATTTATTGAATTGAAGTAAGTTTATGGTTTTCAAGGAAGTCCTTAAACTGGTCACTTGATACGTCTATAACGAATCCAGCAGCACCAGCATGTCCTCCACCACCGAATCTCTTACTTACCTCACAGCAATCCGCGCTGTCTTCTACGCATTCATAAAGAGAGAACCGGACTTTACCACCTGGCATGATACAAAATGGCATCAGGGCTTTAATTTTCCTACCGTCTAACCAGTCCGGTGTAAGAGAATCAAATACTTTAGAGCTAAATTCTGTAGTATTCATCGCCACGACCTTCACCTCATCAACATACGCTTCGAACGAGTACGCACTTACCTCTTGTTCGTTTTTACCAGCCATGTAGTTAATTATAGCACGTCCTTCTTTAGCGAGATCATAAAAAATAAGATCAATTTCATTGTCCTTCATATTTTCTTTAAAGTGATCATACAAATACGACAATGCTATTAACACATTCAATCGCATTTTTGATCTCAAGGCATACTGGACAGCCACTACCGTATCCCAGCCTAAACCGGATTCTTTATTCCACACATCGTAGTCTGACAAGCACCGGACGACCGCCGGCACCTTCCCCATCAGCAGGTCGGCAGCAAGTGCGCACGCACCGACACCGACCCTCCTTAACCCTGGAACTACGAACCCCCATGTCTTACTATCTTCGATAATTCCCTTATGGTGATCTATCCACATCAGGCTCTTTCCTTCATCAAGCCACTTTTTGAAAATCGTTTTAGAATCGACCCCAAAAGACACGTCAAGAACGTAAACAGCATCTAAGTCACTCACCTTGCTGGTAACTTTCTTAACATCATCTTCATACGAATACGGGATATAAATAACATCTCGGTCTTTACCGTTTTCGTACATGGTTGCGATAGCTGCCGATACAACGCCATCCAAATCCGATTTATGATAGACTATCGCTGCTTTCTTTACTTTCATGGTATAAGCTTGTAAATGTAATATTATTATCCCCTTTATCTATTTTTATAATATCGCTATATCCTTCATGATATTGATCTTTTTTAATACGAACCTTCAAAGTAAATAAAGGAGGTTTACAGACAGGAGGAGTATCAAACTCATCACTATAAATATCTTGCAATTCAATTTTTATATTAAGATCAACTCCATATGGATTTTCAAGGATATATATATGATCGTTGTTTAGAATAACTATTCCTTCACTTGTATGTTCTTTGGACAATACATAATTTAAATCAAGATCTTTACCAACAAACTGAATAACATCCATATAGTCAACTCCGGCCTTCTCAGCACATACCTTATCCGAATCAGAGAACTGCCCTGGTAGGCCACTGGCGCTTCCTACCATCAGCGTCATTGTCTCAATATCTTTATATGTTATACCATCCATCATCAACCTACAAGCACCAAGTGCCTTATATACCATACCGGGATTAGGCTTCATCATCCGATCATATTCATCAATTGAAAAACACTCATAATGACCATACACTACTCCTCTTATACCTCTTTTCACTGCAAGATCATGAACGCATCTAAGGACATAATTTATCTTCGCATCAATATCTTCATCGGAAACAAACCCGACACCCACATCACATTGGTTGCTTATTATACCAAAGTATTTAACGCCATTTTGCTCCATAAGATCAAGTGCCCTATTCACGACATCTTGCTTAATCTTCATATCAGTAAGATCTTTTGCATAAAGACCTCCAGATGCGGTTTCAACCAACGTCCCGTCAAAATCAAATAGTAGTATTCTTTTGTTTTTAATATACAAATCTTTCATCATTTTTCACTCCTACTCTTTTTTATTACCCTAAACTGAAGACGGAATAGATTACTGTCTTCTTTTATAATATCATACACAGCATAAGAATTTTCTCCTATATCCCATCCAAGATAATCGAGCAGGTCTTTTAAGTAAATCCTCTTGTATTTTACACCAAGGTTATTTACCTTAAACGATCTCTCGTCTTCAACATCAGAAGCAGCCAGATAAAAGACCGTATTTTCAACTCCTTCAAATATCTTCCCTTCTTCTAAGCCGATAACAACCGCATCCGTTACCCCCATCCAATTCAAATTATCGACAGAGATAGTCATTATCTTACTTTTGCTGATTGACAACTTCCGGATCTTGCTTTCTTTAGTTTTAGATCCTAAAAAATCCGTACTGTTAAAAAAATCTACTTTCATGGTTATAATATTTTATATTTATGTTGCAAACATACATAATAAATAATCATCAAAGAAATAAATAGGATTAAAATATGATAAAAAACCCATAGCACTACGTATTTAATAAAAATAAATCAATGATACAAGATAATAAAAATAATCATATATTTGTCGGTATCTTAATCAATTAAAAATAAATGTCATGGCAGAATTGAAAATAGGTTTTGTAACCTTCAATCCGGGATCAGGTGACGGTGATCAGGCAGTCACCGTATCAGGTGAAAAATACGAAGGTCGTGTACAGCGCACGCAACAAGTAGAATTTGGTGCCGAATCAGGCGGTGTTAAGAAAACTGCTACCATCAACCAAGCTGCGGCAGCTGAGTTTGTAAAAATAGATCCTACTGCATCCGTAGGGAAAGGAGGTGGTACTGTAACGATCCACGGTACAAGTAACTCAACTAAATTAACGTTCTCTCTAACTCCGGACAAGACTCATCCTCTGACGTTGGAAATACCTGCCCGTTATCAGGCGGCAGGCAAGGCTACCAGCAACGGCGCTGTTATTGCCGACGACCCTGGTGCAACAGGGGGCTTTGCTTTCAGTATCGTATTCTCCGGTATTGCAGCGAACACTAATATAAACGATCTGGTAAATACTCTTAAGGTTACGGCCGCTGGTGGTCAGACAGCTAATACGGTTATTACCCAGACAGCAGGTGATCCGTTCTTGGAAATAGACAAGGAGGTAATCAACTTGGATGCAAACGGTACTCCTCAGACTATCAATGTTAATGCTAACATCAGGTGGACTATCACACAAGCTGTTTCTAAGTTGGTAAGGACAGTAATGAAGTGATGTGATTATTCACGTCTGTATTGCTTATAAAAAACAAAAAGGGACGTCTATTTGGCGTCCCTTTTTTCTATGCATTGTATATAGTATTTATCTTTTTGCCTACTGACAAAAATCTTTTTGAAAATCATCTGTTTCCTGATATGGACTCTTTTCCCGTCATCTAATTCTCTCCAAATTTCATTAAAAATCGAATCTATTAACTCCATAACCTTCTTATCGGAAACGAGATTCTTTCTACCGGGGCTAACCCATCCATCATCAGTCATCTTACCGGCTATCCTATTAGCTATTCTACTTAATTCACGTGGGGTGCTCATTTCAATCTGTTTTTAAATATTCTACCTTTTTCACACTGAAGTATGCAGTCTCTCATGGGATGATCTTGTTCGTGATCGTCACACATCGGAAATTCTTTTCCATAGGGGAAAGCAATGTGCGGGCACTGCGCCCTGAACGCATCCCAGGCCGACTTCCTCACAGCCTCAGCTCCGGCACGCACGCCTTTCTCTCTTTCCTTGGCTGGGTCAGCATACACGTTTGAAATAGCTCTTTTCTTCCAAGTAAGCATATTGTAATAGAACTTATCTACCAGTCTCCTACCCACTACATCAAACTTCTGTCTATGAATCAAAGGTGCGGTCTTAACTGCGCTCATCCTATTTTTACTAACATCTACATAGATCAGCCCAGCATAAGACGGAACCTCGCTTACGTCAATCATATTAGGCGGACAGGCGTAGTAGAAATAGTTTGGAGGATAGCTTATGACACCACCTACCTTAATAATGCCGTCTTTAAGAACCTTATGTTTTTTATCCTTTTTGAAGTCGTTAAAGAAATCTTGTTTAGACATCTTGACCTCTACTTCATAAGCGTACAATGATCTTGTTATGGCCAGGAAGTCAGATTCCCAATCGTATATATGAAGATTGTTAATAACATACATCGGATTACTTAACAGATCCCTATTAAGGATCTTAAGCATTTGTTGCTCTGGGTAGTTCATTGTCTTACTTTTTTAGAGGCTTGTGGCGGAATCGAACCGCCCTACGAGATTTTGCAGATCCCTGACTAAACCACTCATCCAACAAGCCATGTAGCCCATGCCTGAATCGAACAGGCAACTTTTGATTAGGACTCAAAGGTTTTATCCGTTAAACTAATGGGCCTTATTTTCAATAATCCTTCTTTTTATAAATGCTCTTCCATAACACTCACTTCTACCCTCTGTTGCGTTTTTATTTCTTGATCCAAAATTATCAGTTAAAGAATGACAATTCGGACATAACAATTCTATATTATTAATGTCATTATTTAATGCATCTCCATCAATGTGATGGATTTGAAGCGGCACCAATCCAGTACTTTTATTAGTTTCACCCCATCCGCATCTTTGACATTTATTATTATATTTTCTAAACAAATATTTTCTAACAAATGGTTTATAAGTAAAATATTTCTTATTAGTTCCATCTATTTCACCGTTAAGCCACTTTTTTATCAATATTTCATCCCTATTACTATTCTCCCTATTTTTGTAATCAAAAAAGCATTTCTGATTACAAAATTTACCCATACCATGACTATGTTTTCTAAATGTTTTTCCACAAAATAAACAAGTGCATTCTTCTGCTTTAACAGGAGTCCAATTCCCGTTTTTTAACCTATCTATTTCGCTTTCACTTAGACGTCTCCTTGGTGAGACATTTATACCAAGTTTCCTTGCTACATTCTTTATATGAGTACCAGAACATCCATACATATCACCTATATACAAATAGCTCCTTTTTTCATCAAGAATTAATCTTTCAAGGTTACATTTTTCAAGTTCCCAGTCTCTACCTCTTTTCATATTCGAACAATTATTTAAACATATACAAAAGTAATATTTAAATTCGAATATAAGACTCTTATATCAAAAAATATGTTATCCAAGGAGGATTCGAACCTCCGATAACAGAACCAAAATCTGTTGTGTTACCACTACACCATTGGACAGTGGTCCCGGAGGGATTTGAACCCACGATCTCGATGTTATGAGCATCTTGCTTTCACCACTAAGCTACAGGACCTTAAAAATATGCAGGAGCCTTCACAGACGCCTGCATATATCAGCTAAAATTTTCAACCAAATAATTTATCCTAAAAACTCTCTCAACGCAAAGTTAAGTACTAACCCATAATATGGCAAACATTAAAATATAAAAAGGATTAAAATACCTACTTCTTTTTTTTCTTCTTCTTTTTGGCGTCTTTTACTCGTTCAGCTTCGTTTTCGGGCTCCACAATATCACCGGCTTCTTCCTGAATCACATCCGTCTCAGGAACAACATCGGACTTCTCTGGTTCTGCCACATCCTTATCTGCCTCCTCATCTTTATCCAATTCCGGCTCAGCGGCATCGTTTTTGTCTTTACCGATTATACCTATCTGGTAGCCTCTTAATTCTACTTGCATTAATTTCAGCCTCGATTCTAACTCTTGTATTGTTTTGGACCCAACCGAAACCTCGTTTTCCAAATCTCCGATTCTGATCCTGGCTTCAATCAACGCATTTGATTTCTTTTTTAATTCATATGATATACTGTTTTTCTTTTCTTCCAAGTTACTGATTTTGTAATTAGCCTCATCAAGATCAGACTTAGCTTTGTCAAGATCGACATTGACAGCATCAAGTTCTTCCGTTTTCTTCTTGACGCTTTTTATCAGCTTTTTCTGATTTTCCTTCAAGGCGTCAATCTTTTCCTTAGACTCAGAAAGATCTTTGCCAATAGATAAAATCTCTTTATCCTTTGAAGCTATATCTGACTTAAGTTCTGAAAGCCTTTCCTTGTAAAAATCAGCCTTATCCTGCATTTCCTCAATTTCTTTTGCAAGATTTTCGGATTTAATAGCTTTCTCCCTGTACATTGACAGCTTGCTGTCTGTGATGAATGTAAAACCTAACATGCTCATTTTCAAAATATTTAAACATTACTTAACTCCAGAACTACCAAGACCTTTTTCTCCACGTTCATTTCCGTCTTCTACCTCAATATCTGTCACCTCTTCCAATACCATTTTGTATTGTGGAACTATTTCCATCTGAGCTATTCGATCGTTTTTATGGATTACGGTCGGTTTTTTATTGATTTTAGTAAGATTAACCATATACTCTCCTTTGTAGGTAAATTCGCATTTACCGGGTGCGTTAGTAACTACCACTCCCTCGTCAAAAGAGAATCCTGATCTTCCTTCCACATTCACACACCATCCTTCTGGTATATTCAACTTGAATCCTGTTCCTATTCTAACAGAATAACCTTGATATAATGTGATTGATTCAAAATCGGAAGGAACATCTATTTCCACTCCCATATCATTCATCATCTTCACCACTCTATATGCTCGAATATCACAACATGCATCACCATCATGTTTGTATTCAGGTGCAACGACATCAGGATACAGTTTCTTAATACCTACCTGAACAGTCTTCTGATACCCTGGAGTCAAATACGATTCAGGTATTTTATTAACAACCTTATCTTCTTTTTTATGTTTGTTGTTCTTTTCAGAAACAGTATCCTTCTTATTATCTTCTTTTTCAGAAAGAAGTCTTTCAATATCTTCTAACTTGTCCATGATCATATTTTTATAGTACAATAAACAATACCTTCTTTTTTTATGTCCTTAGTTGATTCATAGCACTCACGAAAAGTACTTATGTCTGCATCATTAGGATCATCGACCCACTCATCTCCTTGCTTATATTTTTCTCTGGTTTCTGAGTAGATCATACATAATTTATCCCCATGCTTCGCCATAATCCTTTCTTCTGTCACTTTCCTACGAAGTTTAATAAGGGGAAATCTTGTAACTATTTCTACCATCATTCTACACTATCTTTAAAATCCCAAGAGATGTTATTCTCCTGGGCTGATGTTTATATTAAAATGGAAGGTCATCTTCTTCCATAGGAGGGAAGTTCGGCATCTGTGCTTGCGGCTGTGGCTGCGTCTGATGCTGAGGCTTGGTGCTCCTTGTGGTAGGTGCCTGGGCTGGGGCAGGTGCAGCAGGCTGAGCTGTCGGCTGTGGCGTATAAGCAGGTGCCTGATACTGTGCTGGCTGTTGAGCAGGCTGTTGGTAATTCTGATACGGAATAGCACTCGGAACAGACTGAGGTTGTTGAACCTGTTGTGTTGCAGCCGGCTGCTGAGCGTAAGTCTGAGGAGCTGCCGGCTCTTGCTGAGTATTTCCTCCTATCCCTAATTTAGCCATTATACCGGCTCTGATGTCTTTAATAGAAGCATTGAACCTGTTTGAATATTCAGTAATCTTCTGATAAGTAAAGTTATTTTGAGCTGAATAATCGAGGCTTTTCTTACCATCAAATCCTGTAACTTCAACAGGATCAGGCCAGCCATTTACGCCTTTTTTATAATAACGTTCAACAAGCTGATCTTTTTCTCCGTCTACTCCGGCATACGCGATAATAAGTTCTGAAGAGCCAAATTCATCATCTTTCTTCTTCTTAAAGACATTGAAATAAATTTCACGACTAAAATCGATATTTTCGTAGTATTTTACGAAGCTCTTAACAAAGCCCTTGATATTTCCTTTTTGATTTACGAGAGGTATGGAAATACAATAGTTTTCATTAAGCTCATAATCTTTCAACACGATAAGGAAATTAGTAGCAGTATTTCCATTAGAGAAAGTACTTGTCTTTAACCCGATGTAGTTGATGTACCCAACTATTCCATTATAATACTCTTTCCAGTATCCTGCCGGCTGACCGTTATTAGGATTTATGTGCTGAACGAAACCTTCTTTCGGTTCGTTACTTTTTTCATACAAGTTACCATCCGAATTAATATACAGATAATAAGTTGTACCAAAACTTCTGTTTTCTCTAAAAGCCATATTATTATTTTTTTTATAGATTATACAATGTTTGATTTAAGACGTATGTTGATTCGTATTTAGGATTGAACATCTTTATCATCTTATACTGATCAGACCAATCCATGACAGTATCTCCTTTTATAAGAGATTTTACGGATGAAAGTATATTTTCCTTGCCGATAGAAAAATTAAAACACGGACCTTCAAGCGCATTTAAAGGCATTGATTCCATTATCCTTTTTCTATTTCCAAAATCCTCAGACATTACCGTTATACCGTTTTCTTCATCTACCTTGACATTAACAACATTATCCACTAAAGTCATAGAATTAAGAACAGACATAAACAAATCCCTGTCAAACTTAACCCTCGACGATTTCTCGAATTTGTTACATACGTATTCGTAGTTAGGATACTGTTGTTCTACGTTCATATCCGATATAATCACATTATCAAAACATAAAAACGTCCTAATACCATCTGTAGAAATACTGATCTCCGTATCTTTATCAGATAGAAAGCGGTACAAGATAGAAGCCGCAACCTCGCTTAGCATAATCGACCTTTCTTCTGATGCATTAGCATACTCTTTCCTGTTTATAAACAGACGGAACATATCAGTAGAAACAATGTCAATATAGTCCTTCTTCACATTAAGAAGAATCGAGCATATAGCTGGTCTAAATTCATCCGATCCAACAAACGCAAAAGATCTTTTCATAGACTGAATGAAAGACGAACTCATAACACGAATACCATCACCTACAGGATAAAAGAAATCAGGGAAAGCCTTATCCTCAATCCAAGTAGAAGAAAAAGATCCTCTATCGTATTTAAAAACGATACTGTAATCATTTTTAATCTCTATCTCTATATCCTGGTTATGATTTTTAAAAAATGAAATAAGAGTCCCGGCATCTACTAAAAGAGAAAACTTCTGGTCACAAGAAATATCAGTATTCACATCGAAAATATCATCCGTATATGTTATACGTTCGTTCATGGCTTGTATCCGGATATGATCAAAATATAAAGTAATTTTTATATTCGATGTGACACAATCCTTTAGAACCTTATCAAACATCTTTGAAATGCTTGAAAGCTTCTCATTCATTAGTATGCCAGGAACTCTTACTTTCATTTTTTAAAACTTACGATTATGACTATCTAACACTGCAAATGTATTATTTTAAAATCTAATTACGAATTAATTTGATTTAAAATGATTTAAAATAGATTAAATGATTCTTCTTGCTGCCTCTGCTATAAGCATTGCATCAACTATACCGTCATGGGCTGTCTTACATCTTTCGTTTTTAACGAACGTATCGTTTGGCCACAGCCTTTTAGCGCAAGCCAATGACGTTTTCTTAGTATTCACCTTACTGGCCTCCATGACCTTATCAGAATGCGTCCAAACCAATTTCTGCCATGTTTTAGGGGCTATGAAATTAACGGAGCAACTTATGTCCGTAAATGCCATGCAGAGGGACAGGAACAGCCCATGTATCTGGCCTTTGTTCTCCATGAGAGAGGCTGTAGAGGACGTGCTGACCCCGTACAGTGCGTGGACGTCCTCTATGACAAACACTACCCTATCAGGATTGTTTTCTACGATCGTATCCCGGCAAAAAACATATTCTTTAGTCAAGTCTACTGGTCCTGAAACTGATATTCTTGGAGTGGAGATTCTTGATATTAGTTTACTGTCCTGATCGATGCAGGCTATGGCTCCGTCTTTTCCCGGATCTGCTGCTATATATAGTATCATAATGCACTAATTTAGATTCATGTCAATTTTACCAATGCCGTCATCATTGTCAAAACCGCCATTGTCTGTAAGTTCGTAATCAATAGCCACAGCACCGTTACCAAGAATGTAAAATCCTTTAAACATCTTTCCTATCTCAATAGGATACACGACATTTACGTCCCTTCCAATATCCTCAAACGGCATAGCGATATCTTCTGTTTCAGCTTCTTTTTGTTTTGCTAATACCCCAACAGGAATATTTTCACCTTTTATAGATGCGTATGTAACCATATACAGAACATCATTATTGACAAACGCCCTATCACTACTTACCTTATCCAAGCTAACATATATAATATGTTTTATAAAACCATTGATATCTCCACATATGTTAATAGCTTCTACTTCTTTAGGAATAACGACTTCCACTTCTTCTGGTTTTATATTTTTCTTTTTCATTGCATTAATCTTTTTGTGTTTTGTTTTACTTCTTCGACAAGATCCTGATCTTTCATCATTTCCTGCTTAAGTTTCTCATTCTCCTTAATTCTTTTTACCCTATCGGCAAGAATCTTCTTATATTTCTTATCCGATATTTTAATAAACCAAGGACAGTTCCTTGATGGAATCCTTTTACATGGATAGTCAGTGAGACCGTTCGGTCCAAACTGCTCGCATCGGTTACATTTTTCTGCTCCTGTCATTGTAATTATATTTTAGGGAAACATTCTTCCAGTTCTCTATAAGAGCACTCTACTACAACAGAATCTCCTTTAGGGAGAAATACTAAAATAGAATCGATAGAAAAAACACTATCTACTTTTCTTACAAGTTGGCCATGCTTATAAGAAGACATGACCAACCTAATTCCATATGCATCTGAATAAGATCCTTTCCTACATGGAGTTATGCTTTCAACAACATAATCAAAGCCTCCGATATTAACTTCATCTCCGGCATTGATTTCCATGATAGGAACCATCTTAACCCTGCGATCTATGCTTATTTTCATTTAGCTACTTCGAATTTTATCTGTTCTTTAGGTTCATAATTCCATACCTCAAAATCATCAGCTACAAAATCATAAAACCCTTTCCCTTCCATACGGGACGAGATAGTAACCTGCGGAACCGGGCCGAAAAGAGAGCGACGGAGGAGCTCGTTTGCCTGTTCTTCGTGACGGTCATACACATGCATATCTTGGATGAAATGAGTGAAAACTGCGGGTCTTAACCCGGAGTCGTGAGCGAACATCATCATCAACGCCGCATATTGAGCTACATTCCAGTAAGAGGCTGTAATCATATCCTGGCTGCGCTGATAAAGCGTCATATACAACTCATCTCCTTTAACAGATAAATTGATCTGAAACGCACATTCTTGAAGAGGTTTTAGTCCATTGGTTTCAGGATCGAACATGGATGCTACTATTCTTCTTGACGAACGATCATTCTTGAGTGACCAAAGAATGAAGTCTGTTTGGTTAAGAAAACCGTAAAGACCATCATGGATATCTGTCATACCATCTGGAGCTTTTCCGGTACCCATATAAACATGTCTGTTCACCATATCTCCATAACATCCTTCGATCTTTCCATTATCATCAGCCCACTGATCCCATATATGAAGACCAAGATCTTTGATATCTACCGATCTTTTTTGCCAAATCCACAATATTTCTTTTATGGAGTTTTTAAGATTAGTAGGTCTAAGTGAACCAAGAGGAAATTCCCGACGAAGATCGTACTGGTTACATACTTGTAGGATACGCTTCACCTTGACGCCTGTCCCGTCACCGTAGACCGGTCGCTTTACCTCTTCCCACGGCTGGCTCATTATAAGAGCCAAATTGTCTTGAAATATTTTATCTACTCTTGCCATATTCTTATTAGGTACTTATATACTATAGTATCACCATCTCAAGGTTATGCCAACAAACAAGGATCATTGAAAATTCTAAGAGGAATGGTTATAAAGACGATTAATTTCTTCTTGTTCTAAACACGGACCACCTACAACTTTCTCTGTCGCTTTTCTTTGTCTAACAAAATCTTCAGCTTCGGAAAAAGTTGTAGCATAAATATATCCGCCATACTTTTCTCCATTGATTTCAAATTCTGTCACAAACTTCTTTTGTTTTTCTTCTTTTGTTTCCATAACTGTAATTTTTAAAAGTGAATAATTTATTGATTTATAAAAAATAAAGCGGTGATAAACTAAGTTATCTTAACCAACCACCATCCAGTCATCAGCCAACATATCTGATTGCGAAGCTAACCATCCGTTTACGATATTATCGTTAGCATCTTTCATGCACAGATAAGCGCAAAATTTAATCATGTTGGTTTCAGTTACGTCATAATAATCGTTTACGTATTTTTTAAACGAATCCGGCAATGACTTTACTTTATTAACTATCATATCAGTAGACAACCAATCTTCCTGGCGCTGGAATACGAACATACCTTTACCATTCCATCCGGCACGTGCAATCAACGCACCTTTTTTTTACTTCTTCTAAAGCTTCTCCAAATTTCATAACTATATTTTTTATAAATTAAACTCTGCAAAATCTATTTCAGATCCGGTTGACAAATTAATCATTGACTTTTCAAGATCTTCCATTGGAACCGGTTTCACAATACCTCCATTACCAAGAGTCCTTTTATAGAAGTTTATCACCACCTGATCGCTGGTTTTTACCGTCTTAGGAATAGGTTGACGAAGATATAATCCATCAAGAGACTTTACTCTTGAAAGAGCCGTATATAGCTGTCCTGTTTCAAAAGAATTAGATACATCCATCATAGCCGCATCCAATGTCAGGCCTTGGGCTTTATGGATCGTGATAGAATAACCTATTTTTATAGGATACTGAATAATAGCTCCTACTACTTCAGATTCTATCTTATATCCGTTTCTTACATATTTTACTTTCTCAAACGAACATGGTGTTATAACAACCTTAGTATGCTCATCATCTTTTGGTTTATCAAGGACTACTTCAATCTCCCCCTTTTTTATAGATAATACAGTACCAAGAGAGCCATTGAAGTACTCTCCTCCGTTTCTTGTTATCATAACTCTTGATCCTTCTTTCAAGAAAAGAGTTTTTTCAACCGGAGCATCTTTAGGATAATCGCCGTTTATAACAGCTTCTAATTTTCTTAAAGAGCCTGGTAACGATGATATTCTCATTTCGTTAATAGCCGTAGCTTTTGAGTTGGTAGTTACAATCTCAACATATCCTTGATTATTATCAGACTGAATACATCTGCTGTTTATTGTATCAAATACATCATCATCCATCTGCCCTTCACGCACCTTATTAAGGACACTAATAAACTTCTCATCTTTCTGACGATATATTTTTTCAAAAGACACCATTTCCATACCAGAAGCCATTAGAGACTTGGAGCTAAAGAAATAAGATGTATCGTATATTTCTCTAAAAAAATCCTCTTTAATCACAGGAGGAAGCTGAAACAGGTCGCCTACCATAATAAGTTTCACGCCGCCAAACGGATCCTTGTCTCCTCTTGCATGACGAAGTATATCAGCCACGTTGTCAAGAAGATCAGGGCGAACCATAGAAATCTCGTCTATGATAAGATACTTTATATTCTGTAAAATCTTTTCCGAACCTCCGTTGAATTTATATTCGCAGTTATCCATAAACGCACCTTTTCGTATTTCAGGTATATACGGCTGCATTCCTATTCTAAAAAATGAATGAATGGTTTGACCACCTGCATTAACAGCAGCAACACCTGTAGGAGCTACAACAACCGCATTTTTTAATGCCGGTATAATACGCTTAAGGAACGTTGTTTTTCCACTTCCTCCTTTACCAGTTATAAACAGCGGTTTTGGTGACTTACAAATAGACTTAATAGCCTTTCCTTGTGCGACATTACCTTCGGACATAACTGAACGAAGAACGCACTCCATGATTTTTTTGTCGTAACTTATAGCCATCTTTTTTCTGATTTTGTTCTACAAAACAAAAGTACGAAAACAAGATAAAACATAAAATATAAAATGAATTAATTAGAATTAAAAAGAAATAATAAGTTGGATAAGTGGCTTTGTGACAGACAGTAATGTAGTTTCGTATTGATACAGTTATGGCATAGTGGTGGCTAACGGGTGTTTCCGTCGATGTTCTACGAGATTATCGTTTTTCGGCTCTGTCGGAGACCACTAAGAACAGACCCTCTCTCAAGTACCAAACATTACAATGATGAATACTGAGATGAAGGATAAAGATAGGTATCATTATAGAATGATAGTTCTTCAAATGGTATATCCTTGAATACAGATTCACCATCTAATTCTTTATCATTATCTACTGTTGTATTAATGTTAGGTAATGATTGGATAGATATATCCATATTCTCTATCTTTTCCTTAAACTGTTCTGCCTTAACATACGTATAGATGTCTTCGCTTACCGATCCCACCGCTTTAGCCATCTCGCCGGCGAACTCAGCATACATATCCCGTACCTCATTAAAACCTGCCTTTTTGTCAGACACGGTATTGTTATAGGATTTCATTCTCCTACTTACTCTACCGCAGACCCCGGCAACGGACGTCCCCACCTCAGCACAGCAGGCTTCCGCATTAGCCATGCCTGCCTTTACTGTGGCTACCTTCTCCTTACTCCACCCACTAACCTTGTCGTATGATTGTTTAAGACAGTTTAAGAACATGTCCATTCTGCGCTTCTTATCTTCTGCTATGATAGCGCGATAGTACTTTCTTACAATCTGGTTTTGTGTACTTCGCTCATATCCGTCCCAGAAGTCTTTGTGCGCTTCTTTAGCCATAACAGAAGCCAATGATCTTGCTTCTTCTTCTTTTGTCTTTTTACGATCTATGCCAAGGATTTCGCCATCTTCGGAAACAACTTCTTCTGCGTTTAGGAAACGCAGGATATGAGTATTGTCTTTTAAGAAGAAATTGAAATCGTCTTTCTTACTCACTTTTTCTTTTTCTCCTTTCTCTATATCCTTCTCTCCAAAATACCATCTGTTTGTTGCTCCTTTTTTATACAAGGTCCAGGTATTTGCTATTTGCCAGAAAACTGCTCCGTGTCTATATACCGGAATCAGCTTACCTATTGGGTAGTTATGTTCGTTTGCTTCAATGTAAGCACGAGGATTATCTACGTATGTTATAAATTGTATGTTTTCGAACCTTTTTACGAGCTTGTCTTGTATCGCCATACCGACAATCTCTTTCGCTTTTGTTAGTCCTATATTCAAGTACAAGGCAATTGTTTTATTACTTATCGTCGAATCAATTAATCCATAATACGAGTGGCTTCCGTCTACGACTTCCGCCTGAGAGTTTGTCTCTCCACTGTTCAGTACAGACTCATTGTTTCTGACTAAATTAACAAACATCGCCTCTCTTATCCTGTCAAGGACCTTTTCATGGTTTGTTATTTCATTTTTCTTTATCTTAATTAAAATCCTATTCTTTGGAAGATTCACTTTCCCACATCCGAGAGTAAGTTGTACGCCATTAACACGATACCTTCTTGCAACGAACGTACTATCCGTCATACGGAACAGTTCGTTAAACATCTGATGTCCTGTCATGTTCTTGAATTTCGAATACCCGATCCCAAGCTTATGAAGAAGATCTTTCTGGTTTTTGAATCTTATTCTCGAATCCCGGCGGGAGATTTTTATCATACAGTATAAAGCATACAATTCCATGAACAGCGAATCTGATGACCACTGCTCCAAAAGTCTAAGACTTATGTTAATATTTCTACCTAATTGTAGCTTCATAATCTGTAACAAAAAAAAATCGGATGGATTTTTGGGGATATCCATCCGATTCATGTCTTTCTTTCGTTCGGAAAATCCCAAAATCCCGTTACAGATTTGAAGAATATAAGAACAAATTATGATAAGACAAGTAATATTTTTTTTATCATAATTTATTTCTAATAATTCTTTAATCTGTAACGTACAGCAAACGTACAGCAAATGTAGAAATAAATTATGAATGTTAAACAATAAGGTCTTATTTTTTTAATGCTACAGTGCAAATATCGGGACAAATCCTGAATCCATTGTCATAAAATACGTTAATTTTAAATTTATAAATTCTTAATCTTTATCTTTGTATCAAAACGATAATCTCATGAAAGAAAGTGATAATAAAGATGTTAGTAATAGGGCTTATAGGCTTTTAGTACCTTATTCCAATACGGTAGATATGGCTAAGAAGATACTTCTGTTTTATAACGGATACCTAATGGCCTATGGTAATGAGAAGAATGTCATAGATGCGAGGCACTTAAATCTTCTTGCCTATTATTTTGTGTTTGGATATTCGTATGAGACCAAGAAGAAGTTTTCTCATTGTTTCAGTACCGATCTTCAATATGTATCGGTTTTGGATACGGAGATGAAGAAGCGTGGTATTTTGATTGACCGTGAAGGGAATTACAGGACAAGGTGTTTGTGCCCGGATATAGAGAACATGCGCCGTCTTTTTGTATTGGAGGGTTCAAGAGATCAATGTGCGTTGGTTTCTTTATTTTACAGAAAGAAAACTTTTGAATCAGATGCCGAAGAATGATTTCCCTATATCATTTGAGTCACATATTATAGATGATGTGATGGATAAGACCGGGGGCGTTTACGACCGAAACCAAATACGTGACGTTTTCAGAGCCAGTATTTCTTATGCTAATAACTTATGTACGTACACAGATAACGTGTCTGTATCGTTCCCGTATGTGGGTGATATGGTTTGTAACCTTCATGAGATGGAGAGGCGCAAACACAATCTTGAGCGTCTTAAATCCAAGGTAGAAAAATTATCTAAGTATCAGGAAAAAGAACTTCAGTGCCTTGATATTAAGATAAGGATGATAAAGGATGCTTATGACTCAGGTGAGATAAAAGGTGGGGATATGTTGATAAAACACAACAAATTATCTATCTTTAAATCTCGTAAGGGTCATAGTTTTAGTGAAATACAAAATATTCAAGAACAGGAATTTAACAGATAAGTTATGAAAAAAATTTTGCAAGCGGAAGTTATATACGATGCTTTTATGGATACGATATTAAAAAAACTTCCAAGAAAAAAAGAAGATTATCCTGATTGGTACAAGGAACGTCTTGAAAAGTGTGAAGGATGTAAATTCAATACCAAGAACGTCCCTAACTCTATGCTTCCTCTTTCTTTGTACGTAAGCAAGAAAATAGGTAAAAATCGTTGTTCGGTATGTACGTGCTTCATCAAGCAGAAGGCCTGGAGCAAGACAGAGGAATGTGCGCTTGGGGAGGGGCTTCCCCGTCCTTCGTGGATGGACCGTCAGTATTCTATTGATTTTTATGATGAGAAGTCAAGATGGAACAGGTTAGGACTTATTACAATGGATTCTGATGAATTTAATGTTATTTCTACAGATGACAAGCAATACAATATAGACCTCTCTAAAGACGGTAAATCATTTGAAATCATTTTCGAACCAGTAGAAAAAGGGAACAGTATAAGGTTTTCATTTGTTCTTGAGTCGAAGCATGATATGAAGATAACAGCATCAGAGACATCTTGTGGTTGTACGTCATCTAATTTGAATATCATAGACTCCCGTCACTTTAAGTTCAATATAGAGATACATACAGCAGGATTTGGAATAGGAAGATTCGTAAAGCACATGACTGTTCACTATCAAAAAGATGGGTCTAAAAAAGAGGAAAAAATTCCGTTTAATTTTGAAGGTATTATAATTCAAAAAAGTTAAGTTATGGGCGGATGTGGTAAAGCAAGGCATTTACAATGCGAGGATAAAAGGAAGTCCTTATTTTCTATGTTGCAGGCATCTTGTGACGATCTCCCCGATTATTCTGCCGGAGACATTCTCTATGCCGTACTTAGATCTTTTGCAAAGAAAAGAGGATTGTCTGTTTCTTTTTTAAGGACGTTGACAGACAGCGAGCTTTTTGAAGTGGCTGATTATAATTTATCAATGGAGTTGATGGACGTTATTATTCATGATAAAAAGGTTCTTGATAATGAAGAAGATTGATTTTGATTCAGATATAAAACATCTTATTTCTTATTACAACCATCTACTGTCTGCGCAAGATAAGGTGGGAGAGGAGATGGAAGAGATAACTAAGGATATTATTAGGAAGAAGGATGAGGAAAACAACATAGAGTTAGAAGACTTTATTGATTTGGAGGAAAAGTCGTTTATGACCAACTTGTATCAACAAGAGATGCTGAAAGTATCTTCTTCTATAAAGGCCGTTTACAGGTTATCTATTAACGCCGGTCATGATCTCAATGTAGATGATGACAGTAAGAAGGTTCTTGATAGGATAGTAAATGACGGAGAATCAGATTTTATTATGTACGTTGATAATAATACTGGTTCTGTTGTATTCAAAGACGAATCTGTTGAGGAAGGAATAAAAAACATGTGTAAGTATCGTGTTGATCCATCTTCTCTTGAAGACAGGTTTAATATGCTTAAGTCTCAGTATGAGGATTTTTTAAAAATTATTAATAATGAAGGTAAGAAAGCCGACTAACGATGATGTCTCTTACGTAGATCGGAAACTTCTTGTGCTAAGGGATCAGATAGATAAGGCTGAACGTTATCTATCTGAAAACCCTTGGGATAAAATAGAAGATTCCGATAAGAGAGAGAAAGAATTTAGGTTTCAAAAAAGCTTGTCTGATAGCTTAATGCAATGGACTGAATCTTATATTAAGATGTGTGGGATAATGGATGTCTATAATCAGCTTGAGGCTGCCAAAAACAAGAAAAGCCTAAAAGGAGGACAAACAGTGTCAGGTATTCAGTCTTTTGTTAAGAATGAAGCTAAGAACAAGCTCGATAAGTAGTTTTGTCATGAATCTTAAAGTAGTTTTGTTATGAATTTTGATAGCAAAGAACTTTATATAAATATGGGTAACGATATTCCGTTATGGAATGACCTTTATTCTTATGAAGAGCAAGACGATGATGTCAAGCAATTCTGGGAGAATGAGGCTATGAAACTCCTTAACGGTGTTACCATAAATGGTGTATTTATCCATCCTTGGCTATACTGGCATATCAATTTCTGGAAGATGATGATTGACGTAGGAGATGATCGTATTCCTGGAAATTCGCGGCTTCGTGATAATGAATGGATGTTTGCTGAATTTCTAAAGCAGGCGGAAGAAGAGAATAAAGGAATATTCATGTTCGGGTGCCGTCGTTTTGGAAAAGCCCTTCTTGATTCTGAGATACTTTATCTTGAGGACCGGGAAAAGATGATAGGAAATATTGTTGTAGGGGATAAGATATATGACGATAAAGGGAATTTGGTAGAGGTCGTAGGTGTCTACCCTCAAGGGAAAGTAACCACCTACAGAGTCGTATTTGAAGACGGTCGTAACGTTATTTGTTGCGGAAATCACCAATGGCGTGTCAATCATGGAGGAAAATGGCATGTTAGGAGTCTTAAAGCCATAGCCGGATTGGATTATAAGAGTATGTCTATTCCAGTAGGTGAGGCCCTGAACTACCCTACGGCAAAGCTGCCGGTTCCGCCGTCGGCCTACGCCTCGATGCTGGCGGCTTATCTCGGTGGCTATGGTGGGGATATGTTTTTTGATAAATACATTTGTAAGAAATTTCTAAGATCGTCCATAGATCAAAAGAAAGATTTTATAGAAAACTTCATTCGTTCTTTCAGAAACGTAGTAACCGGAGAAGAAGAGCTTACGTTGTCTCATATTGATATGGATGTCATAAATTTTGTACAACGTATGTTTTGGGCTTCAGGTTGGTATGCTAAATTGGAGGGGAACAAACTTATACTATCAAGGAATCGTAAGGAATTAAAAATAAGATCCATATCGATATACGGAAAGGAGCATGCCACTTGTATAACCGTTGATAATGATTCTCATTTATTTTTGACCACCAATTACATCGTTACTCATAATACGGCCATAATGAGCTCGTTTTTGGCTCGTAATGCTACAATGACATACAATTTGACGCATAATGTTATTGGGTCAAGTAAGGAGGACCTTATGAGTCTTGGTGAGTATCTTGAGTTTGGTCTTGATAATATACATCCTTATCTAAGAATAAATAGAACAGGTAATGATTGGTTTAAAGAGGTTATTATGGGTACTAAGACGGTGAACAATATTCGTGACGTTCACGCTCGTATTCGTATTACCAATATTGATAGCGGTAAAGCAGGTGCCTCTCTTAAGACCGCATCTGGAACACCATATACATCTATTTATGATGAGGTAGGTAAATTCCCATTTTTAGCAGCATACTTACAAGGTCGTCCTGCCCATATGATGCACGGTAGAATGAGGGGGATGATGATATGCTCCGGTACGGGCGGCAACGTTGAAAAGTCTCAAGATGCTCAAAAAGTGATGAATAACCCTGCTGAATACGGGTTTATTGTCATGAATTATGATCTGCTTAATAAACGTTGTTTAAAACCAACTTGGCGTATTAGTCAATCCGGTTGTTTTGTTCCTGCTCAGATGTCTCATGCTTATGATAAGGAAACAACAACCTTAGATAAGTACCTTGGAATAGAGAAAGCTACAGGTCTTAAGAAAATAGATATTCAGGTATCAAAATTTGATGATAATACTAAGAAGATAAAATCTCGTCTTGATGAACTTGTCAAAAAGGATAGAGCTTTATACGTTCAGGAACGAATGGCATTTCCTTTGTCTATAGATGATTGTTTTCTTAATACGAATGTAAATAGGTTTCCTGTAGAAGATGCTTTGAAGCACAAAAGCCGTCTTCTTGAAGAAGGTAGGCCTGGTAAAACAGTGGATATTTATCAGATAGACGGCATGAAAATGGGGTATAATTTTAGTGATAAGCAGCTTGCTGATTATCCGTTCCAAGGTGGTAACATAGATGCTCCTGTTGTTATATATGAGGATCCACCAGAAGAAGGAGGTGTTTTTGATTACACTTATGTCTCATCGCTTGACCCCTATAAATCAGACAAGGCTGATACTGATTCTGTTGGTTCGTTTTATGTACTTAAAAGATATGTAAAAATCAACGATCCATTTGCTTATTGCATAGTAGCATCATACGCATCACGTCCTCCATCTTCCGATGATTTTTGTAGGAATTGTGAAATACTTCAAGAGGCGTATGGAGCTAAGTGTCTTATGGAGAATGCCGACCGAATGTATGAATTTTATCTTACGAGACGAAATAAGCAGCTTATGTTGCTGGAAGATGGCGAACGTCTTGCCGGTAAGATTATCCGTGCCGGAGCCCGTCAGAACAACAAGCTCGGTTTGGCTCCTACGGTTCCCAATCAGCGCATGCTTTTCAATACCGTTATTCAATATTGTTGGGAGGATGTTGTTGTTGGGTATGATGATGATGGTAATGAAATAACACAGAAAGGTATTTACCGTATCCCTGATATAGAACTTCTTGATGAGATCATAGCCTTCGGCCCTGGGACCAACACCGACCGTATCATATCCTTCGGCCACGCTCTTCTCCTGGCTAAGTATTATGATGATATGGGTTACATGCCTGAAAGTACGACTCAGAAGGAGAATCAAAAGAAGAGAGAACGTAAAAAGATGGAACAGGTCAAAGGATTTACGGTAAGAAGACATAACCCTTACAAAATGAGATAGGTAGAACAATTTACCTATCTTTGTGAAAAAACATATAGCTCATGGAGTATTTTAACAGAGATCAGGCTTTTCCGGCCAGAGGAGTATTTTCAGGGTTGCCGGTGCAGGCGATACCTACCAAGAGAAAAACCAGGGAGTGGTTTAAAGCCACTATGGATTCTCTTGAATTGATTGGTTTGAAGCAGCTTGATGAGAACCAAAAGTTCAAGGATTTTTATAGGATGATGGAAGGCAAGCTGTCATTTATGGAACTGAAAGATGTAATTCCTTATCTTAAGGATGTTCAGTCTATAAGGGACAATGTAAATATTCCATCATTCTTACGTCATTATGATATAATAGGTACGATCGTAAACGCTTTTGTAGGGTGGTTGGGTAATCTTTCTGACAAGTATAATGTAGTTGGATTGGATGAATCTGAAGTGAATCAGTATTCTGCCACGAAGGAGAATCTTCTTCATAATTACATTAAGGAGGAATTGGACAGAAGGGTTAGACAAGAGTTATTGAATAGAGGATTGGATCCGGATTATAATAATTTTGCCAGCGAAGAAGAAAAGCAGGCTTATGCTCAACAGATACAAGAGGTGAAAGCATCTATGACTCCTCCTGAGATAGAGAATTTCATGAATACAAAATGGAAGACTGCCGAGGTTATATGGGGTTCTCATACGCTTGAAGCGGACAGGGGGCGTTTTTACATGGATGAGATAGATACCGAGAATTTCATTGACTATCTCCTTACCGGTCGTTGCTTTAGAAATTATCATGTAGGATATGACTATTATAAGCCGGAGAGGTGGTCTCCGTTGAATACGTTTTATTCTAAGACATTAGATAGCAAGTATCCGCAGTACGGTGATTATATTGGTCGTGTTCATTATTATACTGCCAATGATATTATAGTAAGGTGGGGGCATCTTCTTACGGCAAAAGACAAGCAAAAGCTTATAGGAGGTGCTGATAATTTCAATGGTACTTATAACAATGGTGATAATGGAAGCTATGTAAGTTTATCCAAATCGGCGAGTGTAGGGATGTTATATCAGAATAAGGTAATACCTTGGAAAGGATATAATGATTATGCTTCTATAAAAGCTTATGAGGATTATTACGGTATTCCAGCCGGCACATATACCGGATACGACAGTAATGGCAATGAATATCACAGAACCAGATTCATGCCAAATTTAGAGCATGGTAATTATTATAACCGCGCCCAGAGTTTGAGCGACGAGCATGTTCGTAGTGATTTGTATCAGGTAACTGAATCATATTGGGTATCCCCGGCTCAGGTATATGTAATTACCTACCAAACTGAAACCGGATTGGTAACTACTGAAATGGTAACCGACGAGCTTCTTCAAGACTTTTTACAGGAAAATGGTATTAAGAAAATTACCAGGACCATGAGTAAGGGAATGGAGAACCCGGAGATTAATACCTATTTCGTAGATTACGTTCCACAGGTAAGGTACGGAGTTAAAATCAGTGGCGGGGCTCTCGCTCAGGATAACCTGTATCTGGATGGAGAACCTATCGATCACCAGATAAAAGGGGATAGCAACATCTATGACTTTGTTTTACCCGTTGCAGGATATATCGGTACTTCTATGGCTAACAGGATTCAGCCATATCAAATATTTTATAATTTCTCCATAAATCAGATAAACAATATTCTTGAAAAGGAGATCGGTAAATTCTTCTTAGGAGATATAAATCTGGTTCCAAGTGAATACAAAGATTTGGGTGAAGATGTGGCTGATATATGGGCTAATCTTCTTGATGTAGCTAAGTCTGTAGGCGCTCTGACATTAGATACCTCATCTCAAAACACGAAAGGCGGTGTTCCATTCAACCAGTTTGCCGTCTATGATTTGTCGCAGACAGAGCAGCTTAAAACAAGAATGGAGCTTGCTGAATGGTCAAGGATGAAGTGTTTTGAAATGGTTGGTATCACGCCTCAAGTAATTAACGGTCCCAACAGGTATGAGACCGCCACCGGGGTCCAGCAGGGCGTTACAGCATCTATGTTACAAACACAGATATACTTTAATAACTTCGGTTACTTCAAGAAACGCGCTTTGGATCTTCATCTGGCTGTTGCTCAACAATGTCAGGAAGAAGGAAAGGATATTTCTGTAATGTACACAAAAAGTGACCTTACCAGAGCATTCTTATCTATAGGAACCGACGGTCTTAGTCTAAGGCATCTTGGTGTTCAGGCATTATCTAATTCCAAGAAAAGGGATGAGCTTGAGAAATTTAAGACTTTTATGTTGCAGCTAAATACGGCCGGAGGAGACATTTACGATCTTGCATCTATCTTCACATCAGATTCTATGGTAGAGCTTATACAGAATGCAAGGAATACTCGGGCATACAACGAGCGTCAGATGCAGCAGCAACAACAGAATCAGATGCAGCTTAACCAGCAACAGATACAAGCTGAAGCTGCTGAGAAGGATAAGCAACGTCAGCATGAACTTGCTTTGGAAGACAAGAAAGGTCAATACAGGATACTTCAAGAGAAGATACAGGCGGCAGGCAGGGCGGCAGACGCCAAGAGTGACGCCACATCCCTCGACTTCCTGGCTTCTGTTTCAGATCAGACCGTAAGGCAAGCTGATATAGAAAGCAAGGAAAGGATAGAGGATAAGAAGCTTGAAAACGATTCCAAACTTCATGATGATGAAATGAGAATGAAAATGGAAGAGCTAAAATTAAAATCCAAAGAACTTGCCCAACGAGCGAGGGAAGACGCCACCAAAAGGTATGTAGCTGGAATCAATAAGAATTAAGGATTAAATATCCCCAAATTTCATTAGAAAATCTCTAATAAAATTTGGGGATATTTAATTTTTAGTGAAGATTAAACACTTATAAGTTTTTTATCTGAAATATAGGTATTTAAATATTTTTGCAGTATGGGAAAATTAGAAAAAAATGGAATAGTAGAATTGGACGATATTTTTAGTATCGGTCCGGTTGATGATGTTTATAATAGGGAAGAAGATATTCTGCCTATTAATGGTAATGAACCGGCTAAAAAAGATGAGAAGCCTGTAGAAGAAGGTTCTCAAATTAAAGAAGAGCCGGTTGTTGATCCTACTCCTGATCCTAAAGAGGATAAAAAAGGAGAAGAGAATGTAGTTGATGTTAATCAGGATCAGGTAGAGACTCCGGTTGTCAATTACAGAAAAGTATTGGATGCCCTTTCTTCAAGGGGAATTATTCCCGATTTGAAAGATGTGGTATTTAGCGGTGAAAACGGCGAAGAGATTACTATCAATGATCTTGATTTTAGTAAAGAAGATTCGTTGTGTGACATATTATCCACAGTCCTTGAAAGCCAGAAAGAGGACATTGTTAAGGATAAGATAGATGTTACCTCTGTTTCTGATATTACTAAGAAGCTTATCCAGGCTGATAAGGCCGGCGCGAATATCGTTGATATTCTTAAGCAATATGATACGAATGTCGCTCCTATAGAAAAGCTTGACATTGAAAACAAAGCAGATCAGATAAAGATCGTTCGCCATTATGTTGATCTTCTTGGGTTGCCTAAAGATGAAGCTGATGAGTTTTTCAAAGGCATTATCAATAAAGGTGAAGAGTATGTTGAAGCAAAGGCTATAAAGTATAAGGCTGAGCTTGATAAGAGAATGGATGATATTATCCAGCAACGTACTAAAGAGGCTGCCGAAAAGAAGGCGAAGGATGCAGAAGATTTTAGAAGGTATAAGAAAGACCTTAAGTCTTCTATCCAGGCAAAGTATCAGCTAAATGACACTATGGTATCTAAAGCTCTTGATTTTGCCCTAAAACCTTCTGAATCGAATCCCGGAATTACCAAAGCATTTAATAGGGTAAGGGAGATGATGATGAATCCGGAAGAAGCGCCAGATTTGATTATGTTTCTTATGAACCCAGGAGAGTTCATAAAACAGAAGTCGAATCAAGCTGTAGTTGATGAGAAAAAGAAAATTTATAAGCTCATCAGCCATACAAATAAAGACAAGAGGGTGGCTCCGGTAGATGATAAAGGTGATCAAGTTCAAGGTGTGAAGTTCGATGAAATCAGTATAGATTAAAAATTAAAACATTTTTTCGTTCATGGCTAATGTACTTTTAACAAAAAATTTCCCGGCCACCATGAATGGTGACACGGTGATTGGATATACCGACGCTAAAGTCGTTAAGCAAAGTATCGTAGAACACGATCTTAGCTCTTTAGAAGATTGGTACTACGAAGATCCGGATAAGAACCATCTGGGTATGCTTGAGTTGTTTTCTAACATTACAAACTATCCTCTGCCTATGTATATGGGTATGATCAAACAGGATGCTACTATTACCGTAAATGGTATCAATGGTTCATTCCGTTATGATCTTCCGGTATCAGAAACGTATGAGGTGGTTACAGTAGAAGATACGTCTTTGAAATATGCAAAACCTGGTATTGATGAAAGCTTCTTCGAAATTGTGTTGAATGCACAATTTAAACAAGGAGATGTTATTACTTACGATGTGATTAACGGTTGCCAGGCTCTTATTTCTACAGAGCGTCCTCCAAAACAAGAAGGTGAAAACTGGAGATACTGGTGTAAGTTGTGGGGCCGTTCTCGTGCTAAATACTTCCCGAAAGACATGCTTCGTGCTGGTATTAAATACTGGAAGGTAACAAACGTTCTTGGTGAGTTCTCTACTCAGTTCTCTGGTGTAGGAGGTGCTTCTAAGGCCGGTTCTATGACTTGTGAATTTACGCTTGGTGGACACCGTGGTGTTGAAGGTGAAACGACTATGTACGCCGGTATTAAGTCTTTGGCTTATGCAGACGAACGTACACAGAATTTCATCGACAAGGCTTACCAGAAAGTTCGTCAGCTTTCTGAAATCAGAGGAGGTGATGCAAGTTATGCTATCATCGGTTCTCGTCTTGGTGATGGAAGCATTGATATGCGTACGGCGCGTGTAGCTAATACGGTGTCTTTGTTCTGCTTGGCTGAGTTGGCTAAGATGGAAGCATACGAACTTATGTTCATGCGTGGAGGTAGAGTCAAGGGCCATAATGGTGTTTTGATGAAAAACGAAGGTCTGTATCACCAACTGCGTCGTGGTTTCGTTATTTCTTACGCTCGTCCGGGTGGTATCAAGCGTGAACACTTCCTGGCTGCTGCTGACTATATTTTCCGTGGCCGTAGCGATATGCCGATTGAAAATCGTGTAATGAAATTCAAGGTAGGTGCTATGGCTTATAAGAACATCGTTGAAATCTTCCGCGATGAGTTCTTCTCTCAATTAGGTGCCTTGGCTCCGCTTATGGGTACAGAACGTATCATCAATAATCCGGTAACAGGATCAAATGATGCTCTTGAATTAGGAACTGTAAAGATCAAGGGCGTTACTATTCCGGGTATTGGTAAGGTCATTGTAGAACACGAACCTTCTTTGGATTACGTTGATATGGTAGATAGAAGCCAGTTGGTAGACGGTATGACTCCTATCACATCATATTCATGTATTATGGAAGACTTGACCGCTCCTGAATATTCCAATGCATTCGCCGGTATTCCTGCTTCATCCGAAGCTCGTATTGGTAATATCAACAGCAACGTATTCTACGTTAAGCCCGATATCGGTTCTATGTGGTGGGGTTACGAACAAGGTAGATGGTCATCCAGAGTATCGGCTCAAGAAATTGTATCCAGCCATCCTCGTATGTCAGAACAATTCTGGTGCCACTCTGTATCGGCTTGTTGGGTAAAAGATCCCAGCCGGTTCGTAACAATTGAATTGTTACCAAGTTCTTTGTGATCATAACTTTTAATATTAACTTGCGGTCGGCTTTAAAACCGGCCGCAAATTTTGTTTTCATAGGATATATAAAAGATGGGAAAAAAGATTTTTGAAGAAAGCCATGAGTCTAAGAAACTGCTGGCTACCGTAGGAGGAATGAAGATATATTCCGACTCTATTTATGTTATAACAGGTAAGATGGATGAAGAAGCTCCTTCCGGATATCAGGAAAGAGGCATTTCCAAGACTCCTTTCCCTGGGAACAAGACAGTGTCTTGTTGTGGATGGGATAAGGATCTTAGGGTGTATGATACCGGTTTCTTTATCAATTCAGCATGTTATAAAGGTTACTCACTTGAAGACAAGAAGAATGAAATGGATATGCGTATTAAGAATATTCGGTATCCGTTTGAAGAAACTGTCAATGAGGACCTGGACCAAAAGAATTTCGATTTCTGGGATTCTTACAGAATAGACTTGTATGATGGTCGTTTGTTCTACACTAATGACGTTCGTGATTTATTTGAGTTGTATATAGCTATTTTGTCCAAGTCTCTTACCCCTAAAGAGGAAGACGGTAATCCGATGTATGTCGAATCTTATTATTGTGTAGAAGACAAGACTACGGCCGTAGATATCAGGAAACAACGTCAGATTGACAAGGCTGATATTTTATACGAGTTCATGAACAAACTGAAAGGATCTGAGGCTGAAAGAAAAAGCATCTACGATCTGCTTTTGTATCTTGACATCATATACAGCGTAGAGCTTGATCAGAGCATGGTTCAATACATATTCACTAATTGGATTGACGCCAAGAATACGAACGTTGACATGTATAAAGAAGCAAGCTCAAGGTTCTTATCTGACGACGAATCTTCTGAGGGAATGCAGGTGATCAAATTCCATCGTATGATCAGGGAAATGATCGAAGGGCTGGCTGTCACCGTCAACACCGACGGACTGTATCTGAATGGCGAGCTCCTGGGCGCCGACGCTATCTCTGCATCTATGGCTCTTGCTTCCAATAAGTCGATGTTAGAAACCAAGTCACGTGTCCTGGAAGCGTATAACGCTTTAAAGAACAAGCATAAAAAAATAGAAGGCACTAAGTCTGACAAGAAGAAAAAGGAAGATGAGAAAGGTTTCGATGTTGATCAATACGCTGACAAAAAATAATAATTTATGAGAATCGTTGATTGTTATCTCCGGGCCTTACAGAAGGCTGAAGAAAACATGACCAACGGTGGTATAAAACTTGACAAGGCACGTTTTGTTCAGCTTTTTAATGACGAACAAAACCGCCTTGTTCGTTATATCCTTGATAAGAAAAATGAAGAGGATATACGTTATATCCAAAAGCTGGTTGTGTATTCGAAAGAACTTGATGGGAAAGGAGATAAAGATAATCCGGAAAGCACTTTGTTTTCATTGCCTTCTGATTTCTTCTCTTTTTCAAACATATCAGGCGTATTTACCAAAGGTGAATGCACGGTCACTGATTTTACCATGTGGGAGGCTAAGAACGAAAATCCGCATGAGCTTCTTGCCGACTCTTTTAACAAACCTGATTTTGATTTTAGGGAAACATTCTATACAATAGGAGAAGATTCGGTAAGGGTGTATAAGTCTGGTTTTGACGTAGACACCGTTTACCTTACATATTACCGCTATCCGAAGGAAGTTGACATCGAAGGATATATTAAATCCGATGGTTCTAATTCAACCGATATAGATCCTGAATTAGATGATAAATTAATTGGTATTATCCTTAACATGATTGAAAAGCAATTTGCTTTGAATGAAAGCGAATACGGACGTTATCAAATAGATTCAAACAACGTCCAATCTCCTTTGTAGCAGAAGAAAGGCATATCCTAAATTAAAGATTATCAAAAAGCATTAAGAATTAATTAATTCATAATGCTTTTTGTTGCTTATATGACTATCACTATTTTTGAGACAGATAACAGAATATTAATTTTTAAAATATTATAAGGCTATGGCTATCCATAAACCGTATGACAGACACATTATCTGTCCTCCGCACGCTAAGTTGGCGGACGTAGATTCTTTGTTGCTTCAAGAAGGTCAGATCGCTATCTATGATTTGGATGGTGAGCAGACTAAAGATGGTTTGAAAGCGTTGAAAGACTTGAAAGGATATCGTAAGGACGAACAACGTTTCCAGATCAGAATCGGACGTAATGAGATGGTGAACGACCGTGTATCTGATGATAAATCATTCTCTACACCTACGTTTGCTATTGATGAAATTATAGAAGTGTATGCTTCTGCTCCGAAGAGCAAAGAAATTAAAGTAGATGAAGTTATTTTCGGTTATAACGGAATTGACGACAGTACAGCTATTACAGCAAGAAAAGGCGATCGTATTCCTATCCATATTAAGCTGACAGGACGTTTGTTTGAGCTTCGTGGTTATCCGATGGGTGAGGTGAATATCGATGATTACATCATTTTCGAAAACTGTCCTGGTCGTGAGGATATATGCTCAGAATGTGATCCTTGCGAAGATGTTGATATTTTGGCTGCTATCTTGAAAACAATCGAACGTATCAAGAATCAGCCGATTGCAGGTGGTGGCAAGGTGGGTGATTTTGTAGAAATCCATCCTATCCATTCTTGCAATGAAATGGAAAAAACTCCGGTGGAAACCGACATGAATTTCTATTGCATGGAAATGTGTGATACCGGTGATGCTTATGCCCTGGCTCAGCTTAAGGCTGCTTATCCTGGTTTGGATATCAAGAGAGTAGGACGTCATCTTTCTACATCTAAATATCAGGTGATGAAAGAAGGTGGTAAACCTTCTGATTATACTCAAAAGCTGTCTTCTATCATGAAAGGCTGCGAAGAGTGCCCTGACGGATATACTAAGGTAGACGGCGGTTTGATTTATGCCGTAACGTTAGAGGATGATGGCGTTGATCAGTCTACTGTAGTAGAAAGCATTAAGAATGCCGTTAGTAGCACTGCCGAGAAAACAGCAGCCCAGGATGGCGGCGTAGGTATGTACACTGTGGCCGTAAGCAAGAAACTGACGAAGGCTGATATTGATGCATTTGTAGAAACTAATCCGACTGCCACAGTAACGTTCGTTGCTAAAACAGCAGATATGTGTAGCAATCCTACTGTTACTACCGTTAGCTGGGAAGCATGTGGTTCTTGTAAGGTTTCGAAAGAAGCTTATGAAATCACGTTGCCGGATGATGAATGTGGTAACAGTGCAAAAGAAGAATTGCAGGCAGCATTCCCGTATCTTACAATTGAAGATTATGGCACACCTGGTGGATGTCAGCATAAGTTTAAAACCGTTGTAGTTACTAACATGGTTTGCGACGAATGCGATAAAATTTTCAAAGACTTCTTTGTATCGAAAGCTCCCGAATCTTATCGTGGACGTAATTGGAAACGTTTGGGTGCCGTAGCAGGAGATCAGTCTATTATAGCCGATCCGCTTCCTAAGAACTGCAAATGCGGTATCTTGTTCCGTGGTATTGACTACATGATTTCTCCGTCTGACTGTTTGATTGACCGTCTGACATTCCAGGAAGGATCTGTTCGTATTGCTGTAAATGGCGGTTATCCGGATGAACAGCGCGAGGCTATAAGTACGTACTTCAACCCGATCCACACCGAATACAAACAGCACTGGGCTCCGCGTACTCACCTCGGCGCTGAATTGCTGGATAAGGAACGTGAACAACGTATGTTTTTCGACTTCCGTAAGACTCACCAAGAACTTATGGAACGGATGTTTACCAACGAAGAAACCCGCTTAGACCTGTTGGCTCCGTATGCTGATTATTCAGTAACGTTGAAGCCGGCACGTTATTCTAACGGCTTCGGTAGGGTAATTGATGATCATATTACAGTACACTTCCATGTACCGTATGGCGCTCACGAAGGTATTCAAGACCTTATGGACTTGTTAGCTGCTTCGGCAAATATCAAGCCCTGCAAGATTTGATTTTCCTTTTTTCTATATATCCCAAGGGGGAGGAGGCTGGTCCTCCACCCCCTTTTTGTAATAAAACAATTTGAAATAAGTTAGTTTCATATGAATGGCGTGGATTTTTTATCCGGTGCCTTTGGTAGGGGCATTGATAAAATAACCAACATAGTTGGAAAATGGGGTTCCTCCCAACCGGTAGATGACAGCAAATCCGGTATAAAAATAGGGGACAAAATCTACCAAGTGGTTGTGTCCTTAAATGGCTGTTATTGGTATCTTGACGAAGAAGGCAAGAAGCATCCTGTTTCTGGTATTCCGGCCACAACCGAATGGGAGTGGATTAACATAGCTGAGAAAGTTATCAAAGATTTCAAAACCTGTTACCGTACACCTGGTGGAAAGGTTGAAGTATGGAGTTGGTATCTTCTTAACGATCAGATGGATGTTCTTAAAGAAACCCATAGAATTACCGACAGTACTGACATGGATAATCCGGTAGGTAAAGTTCTTACTAAAATACCGGACGAATGGGTTATGATCGACTGTGATCTTCCTGATATGACAGAGCGAGACATTACGTTCGTCAACAGATGTTATAAGACTCCGGATGGTAAGGTTGAAATAGAAGGATTGGAGGCCATAGATGATAAGATAAACATCAGGGAATCTATTTATACCGTTATTCAATCGACGGACGATAATTTCCCTGCCGGTCATGTCTTTAAGCTAATTCCAGAAAATTGGGTTAGAATGGTTTGTGACTTTCCTGACATGACAGAACGAGATGTAACTTACGTTCTTGAATGTTACACTACTAAAAAAGGAAAAGTGCAAGTAGAAGGTTTGGTAGCCATAGATAACATCCTTGGAGCCAGGGAAGAGGTTTATACCGTTCTTCAGTCAACTGATCCTGATATTAAGGTAGGAACCGTGCTGGATTCCATTCCCGAAGATTGGGTGAGGATGGTCTGCGATTTTCCTGACATGACGGACCGGGAAATTGTTGAAGTAGACGAATGTTATAAGACTGATGGTGGTAAGGTCAATATAAAAGGTTATCAAGCTATTGATGCCGTTCTTGGTGTAAGGGAACAGTATTATTATATTGTTAAGACAACGGACGCCGCCTATCCTCAGTGGACGAGAATAGATAAGATACCTAACGAATGGACGAAAACCGAATGCGATTTTCCTGATCTTACAGAAAGACATATTATGTCCGTAGATGAATGTTATACTACTCCTGGTGGTAAAATACATCTTGGTGGATACAGGTCGGTAGATAGCATAATAGGCGTCCGGGACGAGTATCTTATTGTTTTAGAAACTACCGACCCTGATATACAAAGAGGCGCCACATTCAGCAAAATACAAGAAGGATGGCAGCGTATTGTTTGTGATTTCCCTGATGCTACTACATCCGACACGGAAATAGTAGAAAACTGTTATAAGACGGAAAAGGGCAAGGTTCAGATCCGGACATACATAACAATGGACGGATACGGAAATACGAGGGAATTAAGACATATGGTTCTTAAAACAACCGATCCTGATTACAATATCGGATCCAATATCGATCAGATACCGGTAGGGTGGTTAAGTATCGAGTGTGATTTTGCGTCTGCTACACAGCGCCATATAAGACAGGTGAAAAACTGCTACGTTTCTGATGCAGGGAGCATCTACGTTGAGGGAGAAATCGTTTACGACAATGACCTTGACGTGGACAAGATGGCGCTGACGGTCATGGAAAGCACTGACCCGGCGATAGCCGTAGGGACGGAGCTGGCTGCCATTCCCTCTGGATACGTGAGAACAGTTTGTAGATGTAATTGTTGCAACCACTAAATCTTATTGTCATGAGCTGTAACGAATATTTTTTAGTAACACTGGAGTCTAAATCGACTCCAGTTCGTCATAAATACACGAATTTAACAGACGAATGGTATGGTCCTGATGGCGTTAAGTACGAAGATCCTGATACGATAGCCAAAATCGAAGAACAAGCTACAGATAAGAATCGTATAGGAGATAACACCTTATATCATAAACTTATTGAAATACATTCTCAAGGAGAGTCAATAAAATCGGACATCGGAGACATAGGTCAGGTATTAGATTACATAAATGGGGAGGAAGTGTAATGGGAACCATATCAGATAAGTTAATGAGGATCATAAATACCAAAGAGGACATAAGGCAAGCCCTTATATCCAAAGGGTATGATGTACCTACTTCCATACCTTTTAAAGAGTATGCGAAAATGATATTAGACCTGCCATGTAAAGCAGATTCCTTCCCGGATATAGAAGGTATCGTAGCCAGATATTACGCTTCTGGTCTCACTAATGAACAGATGGCTGCCAATCCCGTATGGGTTGATAAGACAGGTAATGGTCATGATTTACAGATGAAGAATTTCGCTTGGGGTGGAATGAGTGGAGTAGGTGGATATACAGAGAACTATAATAGTAATATATGGTATAAGGTAGAAACAAGAATTGATGCCACTTGGACTTATAAGTCTTTTAATGCAAGATCAATAAAGGATAATATAGCTGCTCAATTATTTTATCAATCAAAATCAAGTGATACTGGATTTAGGGTTTTATCATGTACTATCAAAGTTTCTGGTTTAACAGACGGACAAGGAATTGAATATGTTTCTAATGGAACACAACAATTTGTTATAATGAGAATTGAAAATGATGGTATATATCATCTACCAAGTTTTGATTTTGGAGCTAAAAATGCTTATTACGGATTCAGGTTCTTAAAATTGCAGGAATCATGCAACATCACCATCGAACAATTTCCCCTCTACCCCGGCGCACTCGTCTTTGACGGAGTAGACGATTATGGTGTCTGTGAGAACTTCCCTATTCTGACTAAGGAAAAGGGATATACAGTTGTGGCGTTGAGACAGTGGATAGAAGAAAAAACTGATTCAACGGCATTGGTTTCTAACTGTAAAAATTGGGATCAGAATGGTGCATTTTTGTTTGAGTATAACAATTTAAGAATCAATTTTCTTAATGTGGCAATTTCTTTTGGGCACGTGTCTTCTGTTGATAGGGGAAAGTCCCCATTTTCCTATCAAACATCTAAACTATATAATGGTAAAAATATAGAACCTGGGAGTTTTATAGGAAGTAATGAATTGGTAGTTGGGAAGGGAAACAAAGATTTCCCAACCGTTTCTAAAGTTGCCATCTGGGAACTCATCATCCTTGATCACGACGCAACCGAAGAAGAACTGACCAAGATCAAAGACTACTTCGTTAAAACCTATCCATGGCTCTTCCCCGACCAGGCATGGACAGTGGTAGGCAAAACCAACGAGGACGAAGATCGTGCTACTATTGCCAACATTACGGGCAATGGTAATGATCTTGTACTGTTTAATTTTGGGTTTATTGAAGGGAGTGGCTACAATAAAGAAGGGGAATATGCTGGCTATCTGGTTACTGATGGGGTGGATGATAAGATAGTTTCGTCAGTTTTTGGAATGGGTAAGGATTTTACGATTGTTGGGGATTGGAAGTTTATTGATAATAAAAAGAGTGGTACTGGTTTAGTAAAAGGGTCTAGTTTTTATATCTACAACACAATGATTGGACTTGATCTTTATATTAATTCAGGATCAGTAAAAAATAGTCTTGACGGAATTAAAAGTATTAATGCTGCATGTTCAGATGGTAGGGCCTATGATCGTAATTGGAATGAAATACTGGCAAATACAGGTAATGTAGTTGGTTCTGGTGGTACATTGGAGGTATCGAGTAGTGGTGGTAGGTTTGATCGAATAGCTTTTAAGAACCTTGCAATTTATCCAAGAATCCTCTCCAAAGACGACTGTATCAAAGCATACAACTATTTACAAACTATAAAAGCAAAATAATATGAAATTCATTATCATACCAAAAGAAGTATATGATTCCGTATCTGAAGAAAAGAGACGTGAATTAGGAATAGGCAGCCCAAGAGTGAGCGTAGATGGCTCTAAAGTTATTTTACATGTAGAACATTATGACCTTCTATTTAAGTCTTTAGACACGCAGGCTGATGACGAACCTCAATATCCGTATCCGGTATATGACAGCCCTTCTTCTGAGTTTGAATCTGTTCTTTCATCTAAAGAATGGGTGTCTAATGTTAATGACGAGCGTCTTTGATCTTGTTATGGTTGGGACAATTGCTATATTTGTAAAAAAGTTGAATAATTAAAGCGTGTGGTAGCGTTATCTACCATATAATCATCATGTTTCAGATAATAATCGGATGCGTTTTGGCTAATATCCTTACGATAGCAATCATCGGTTTAGCCCTGTATTTAGTGTATCGTAAAAACGAAGACCGTTTAAAGGCTTTGGATTCTAAGATCGATCAGAAGGTTGAGGACGTAAAAAACAAGGTTGGCGCGGTGATGGACATCGTAGACCAGATCAAGAAATTGTTGGATAAAATTAACAAGAAATAAAAAAAATGGCAGAAGTAGGTTATAACAGTAAATTCGAAGGTCTGGAGGTTGATTCCAGACTTGAGAATGTGGTGCAGGCTGCTCCTGGAACAGGTTCGGAGTCGGGGAAGGGAGGCCTCATCCCGGCTCCCCCTGCCGGAAGTCAGGACGGTAGCAAGACTCTTCTTAGTAATATGACATGGGGCGATCATATAACAAAACAGTACATAGATGATGCTGTTTCGGCGGCAGGGTGGAAGAAGCAAATTGTTAGCAAACTTCCTACTGTTGAAGAGGCGAAGGATAATGTCATGTATCTTGTAAAAGACGATGTGGCATCTACAGAAACTAAAAACGTGTATAACGAATATATTTTGGTTACTGAAGAAGGTGGAACTAAGGTGCTTGAATCACTTGGTATGGTAAGTACCGGAGTAGATTCGAATTATCTTGATTTATCCATATTTTCTGGTAATTCAGGAACACTTGATGAAGCTTCGTTTGGGAAGGTCCTGGATGCTTACAATAATAAAATTACGTTAGGTAAGTTAGATGGTGATTATTATTATTTGAATTATTTTTTAGAAGGTAATGATTTTGAAAATAATTTTAAATTAAAAATAGTATTTGCCTCATTTTCTAATGCCGACTCAGCGGTAGGCGCATCTGAATATGATATACAAATTCAGGTGGGGACTTTTGTTGTTATTCAAGATAAGACATATGAGGCTATGAACAATATGGTTCAGTTGTCTAATACGATATTGTCTTATTTGAATTTTATGGCTATGCCCCCTAAGGTTGTTACAACATTGGCAAATTTACCAAAAGGTGCTCATAATATCATAGCCAACGTCGCTTCTGCTACGAATCTGTCTATGACCGTATCTTCTGAGTATGTTGGGAGGGAGTGGCAGGTGCGGGTCAACAACACCACCGGCACGGACATCACACAGCCGCTTCCTACTTATGGCCAGTACCAGAGCATGTCAGGTGACAGTGTTACGATACCGGCCAATAGTTTTATAGAATTAAGTATCTGGTATATCAATGATAAGTTGGTTATCAGAGTAGGTGAACAAGCTTAATAGAAAGGATAGAGTATGCTTTATGTAAATAAAAACGTAAAAGGTTTTTACTGGGAAGGATACGAGTTGGATTCTTCTTCTTACGAAGTAGGGTATTCTTACCAAGATTTCTTAGATGGTAAATGGGTTCAACTTGACTCCGATCAAGAAAAATTCCATCAAGACAATCCTGATGCGAGTGTAAAAGAGGTTATTGCCATGCAGCTTGACCCTGAGCCTCCTGGACCAACTGAAGAGGAGTTGCTTGCCAAGGCTAAAGACAAGAAGGTTTCTGAGGCCAGGGAATATGCTTATTCTGATGCTGTCCGTTCTTATAGTCTGGATGGTAAACAGATATGGTATAACAGCAGCATGAGGCAGAAGGTTAAAAACGATATTGATGTAGCAAAAGGAAGCGGAATATACACCGTATCCGTAGCAGATTCAGAATACGAGCTTGATATTGCTAATACGGCAATGAATGAAATGCATGTATATGAATCTGAGTGCAACGATCGTACTGCTGCTATAGAAAAGGAAATAGCTTCTAAAACCAACAGGAGTGAAGTTGAGTCTATGAAAGTAGATGAAGGCTATCCTGAAAAGTTGGTAAGGACAAAGGATCAGATAATAGAAAAAAATAAGATACTTGAAGCCAATGATCCGGAGAAGGCTACAGCTATGTATATGAGGGCGATGATCAACACGCCGGCTATGTTGGAAAATACTGACCAAAATCTTGCTCTTAAGATAAAGGGGTTGTACCCTATCTGGGACAAGGATGGAGTTTACGGAGACAAAGGTCTTCCTATGGGCACGGCTGTTGTAAAAGGGCAACGTTTCCGTAGCAAAAACAAACCTTCGGATTTGGATTGGACCCTGTTTGAAGTAAGGCAAAATCATAATCTCCAAGCCGACTGGGTTCCTGGTCAGGGAGGTGGAGCCGAAAGTCTGTATATGGTTGTTCAGGAAAAACATTCAGGTACGATAGACGACCCTATTCCTTGGGTATATAATTCTATTTTAGAGAATGGAAAGTATTACATAGACAAAGAAATTAAGTATCTTTGCATAAGAGATTCAGGTATTCCTTTGGCTTATGAGAATCTTTCCGATCTTGTATCAGCCGGATATGTGAGGGCTGTTTAGGTCGTAATTTGTTGTTAATGTTATGGATGGCCCCTGTATATTTATTTATGCAGGGGTTTTTCTTTAATCCAAACTCTGCTTATTTTAATATTTGGTAAGGTTCTGATTATCTTTGTGAAAAAGGTTAAGTTATGGAAAGAAAAGATATTATAAAAGAATTGAGTCAGTATTTTAGTATTGTTGAATTAGTTGGTCCTAAAGAATACGGTAGAGATAAAGATCTTTGTTGGAGGTATTTAAGAACTGAATTGCTTCACACGATACTGGTTTTAAGGAAAGACATTTTGAAAACTCCGATGACGGTCAATACATGGAAGTCAGGTGGAAGGTTTGATGAGCGTGGGTTTAGGAACAATATCTCGGATATAGTAAAATCTAAAACCGTATCAGGGTCGTTGTATATCAGTCCTCATATGCTTGGAGCAGCCATCGATTTCGATGCCAAGGGCATGACGGCAGAAGAGACAAGGAATAAAATAATTCAGTCGCAGGATTTACTTCCTTGTCCCATTAGATTAGAATCAGGTACCAATTGGGTCCATATTGACGTATATGACTCTCTTGGAAGTAGCAAGAAAGTAACTATGTTCTAATATGGCTTATCGTTTTGTAGGAAGGATGAATTTAGAAAGTTTCTGGGCTTTTCTCATTTCCGGATTATCAGCGTTGTGGATGAATTTCCAGGAGATTCACCACCTTATATATTCTATATTGTTTATATTAGCTATAAATCTTTTGTTAGCTACTATAAAAAGTATCAAACACTGCTATATCCGAAGAAAGAGAAAGAGGCCTTTTAAGATATTGACATGCATAAGCGAAATGGGAGTTTTGAAAATCCTTCTTGAGTTCGCGGCCTGCTCTTTCGGGTTGTTTACCATATCCGGAATGGATCTTATTATGTCTATGGGAGGACATAAATCTCCAGAGTTTATAGATATGCTTCTTCAGTGGATTACGATATTCGCCTTAATATTATACGGTGGGATGGCATTCAAACGCCTCGGTGACCTTGCACCTGATTTGATGATAGTAAAAGGCGTTAAGTATTTCTTTAGCAAAGTAAGTTGGTGGCAAAAAGTTCCATTCGGAGAAGAGCTTAAAGAAGGTATTAACAACGGTGATATACAAGAACTTTTAGCTGAAGATAAGGAGGGTAAGAAATGTGTTTGCAAAAAATGAGGGTCAGTCATGTGTTAGGAGTTCTTCTACTGTGTTTTATATCTTTCTTGTTTGGTAAAACATGCAAGAAGAAAGAAATAATACACGATATAGAAATAGATACGGTAATAGATACCATTATCCAACCTATTCCTGTTCCTCAGTATATAGTTGACGTAGGGGAGGTAGAAACACCTTTCCCTATGGATGCTATAGTTAAAAAAGATACGATAAAAGACACTGTTTATATCAATATACCAATACAGAGAAAAACGTATCAGACAGATGATTATAGAGCGGTAATAAGTGGATACCGACCAAATTTAGATACGATGACAATCTACCACAAAAGAGAAATAATATACGAAAAAAGTAGACGGTGGGGATTAGGAATCACCGCCGGATACGGATTGTCTAAAGATGGTTTTTCTCCTTGTTTGAGTATGGGTGTATTTTATAGGATATGGTAAGAAGCCACTGAGGTAAGACGGACAAAGCCTGTCTTGCGCCTATCCTGAAGTCCTATCCTGCAACGGCAATCCCTACCCTGCAACCTACCCGGCCTGCCTCGTGCTGCGGCCTGAAGGGACCTGCTCTGCTGCCTGGGCTGTCCTGCGCTACGGCACACTACAGCCTCGCCTACCTGCCCTGCCCGCTTATCCACTGGCTACTTCACAGTCTTAAACAAAAGTTCATTCATACCTCACTCGCTTCGCTCGATTCGGCATAAATTCACTAAAGAATTAAATCAATATTTCTACGTTCTCTCATATCGCTCCCTACGGTCACGATATTCGTTCACTTAAAGGATTAAACAATAAGCCAAACAATATATAGGGCAATACGTTCCTTCACCTCACTCCCTTCGGTCGATTCGGTTTCAGTCACTCCATATTATGAGGAATAAAGAATAAGGTCTTAAAAGTTAAAATAATATGAACAACTGATAATTAATTAAAACAAGATGAATAATAATTCAGGGAATGAATAATAAAATCAGGAACGATATAATCGGGACTGTTTTTATTCAAGATAACTTGGTCCACCCTGATGCTCAGCGTGTTACGATCCGAATATAGAAATACGGATACGTTTTGAGATATGGTATAGGTGCAAACAAAAAAACCTGCCCCCTATTTTCTCAAACGAAGGACAGGATAAAATATTTTTATCAAAATTTGGAGCAAGCAAACTGGTTTGCTATATTTGCCCAAAACGTAAATATAATATGAGCGTAAATATAATTGAAATAAAAGACGGGCGCAAGCTTCACGACAGACTTCTTAAGAAAGAGTCGGTCTCACCTTTAGAGGTTATACGCAATGAGTATAACCGTTTTAGCTATAATGTAGTGCGTAGGCCGGAAGGTCAATGTTTAGGAAATTTAAGATATTTTAATCTTAATTATGATAGCAAAACAGGTCATTTCTTTAAAAAAGAGTTCAATTTAAGATATAGCAGTAATTTTGTAATCACCGACTATTGGAAAGATCGAGTGCGTTGTTTTATTGTTTGGAACTACGGATTTGGCCGTTATTTCCCGTATGCTGATTTTGTGGAGGCCATGGTGTACGATTATCTTATATACGGTCGTCGATCGGTTCCATATAGTATAAAGGTTCAGGAGACTGAGGGCAGGTGTGTTAGGTTTTATATAAATTCTGAGATATCTCACCTTAGAAAAGTAGGATACAAGGCTTATCGTGAGGAATTTAAGAAAGAGCATCCTGAATATTTCATAGATGAAAGTTGTCGAGTTTTTCGTTGTCTTGACATGTCATTAAAGAGAGAGGAGAAAATAGCGGCCTGTCATGCTCACAAGCGTGATCTTAGAACTCACATCATTGACTCTTTCATTGATAGGATTATGAAGAATCCCACAACGCTCCATTCTTGGTTTTCTGAATATGTGGATGGAGAAGGGAAAAATCGCACATGTTTTTCTGATAAAGCTGTTGAGTCGTTGAATAAAAGGTTGAAGAAGAATGGTTTGAATACGTTGAAGAACACAACCTTGTATCGACTATTCAGGAGTAGGGTTAAAGAAAGATTTGGTTGCAATATTAGGACCTTCTTTAATAATGTCCTAATGAGTGTATCTACTGAAGAGATTATCACAAAAGCCATTAAGAAAATAAAAGGCAAGAACATGATGAGCTTGTACATTTTGGCATTGAAAAAGTACCGTAAGATATGCGAAGTGTATTATTCCGACGAAGATATATCCTTCGACGACATATTCCGGGAATACGGAGTAGATCTTCGAATGTGCGGGTAGGGTTCTTGCTCTCCATAACAATATACGTCAGTGTTGTGTTTTATCGCTTCATTTCTATATCTTTGTAGAAAAAGAGAAGGAAATGAATTACATTGATATTTTACCACAGATAAGGAATAATATTTTCTATGTCAGGATAGTAATGACCGACTACGATGTAGAAAATCAGATGGTTATTAGAATAGTAGCCAGAAGAAATGACGGCCTGTACAAGACGGAGGTAGTACAGTATCCAAATGAAGGAACTGATTACGGTGGGGAAATTATTGTTCCTATGTTTGGTATGGCTAAGTCGTTGGTAGCCCAAATAGTAGGAGTCAAGATAAATGGTACCGAGGTGCGTGTTAATAGCACCGAGGTAGAGGGAGCTGATATAACAGCCAGATACGACGATTCCCTTACCAGAATGGGATGGGAAGAGAGTATGAACAACATTCATCTTGATTTTGAGGTTATAAGCACCAACAATCCTAAAACACTTCGCATAGCCGATCAATCGGAATGGGGGATACTGGCAGACAGGCCGGCTATTATAGAGATCTTACCACCTGAAGATGAGAATAAGTATGTTTATTATCTTGGTAAGAATCAGTTGAATGTATTCAACAGTAAGACCCTTGGCATAAATCCGGGTCGTGGAAATGATTTTGAAAACCTAAAAGATGGTATATACGATATTACCATAAAAGGTAGTCCTTCCTCTTATTCATTTAACAGAAAGTATTTAAAAACAGATCTGATCCGTCTTAACATAGATAAGATATGGGCCAGGTCAACTGTGTTATGTGATCATGAGGATGATGACATAATTAATAAAATAAAAGAAATAGAGTTTCTGCTGGCTGCGGCTGAAGCTAATATGAGATTAGGGAATTTTGAAAACGTAAAACAATTATACGAAAAAGCATCTAAATTGATTTACGTTCTCAATAATTGTGAAAATTGTGGTTGTAAAATATAATAAATTAAATATCAATAAGTTATGGGATGCGGATGTGGAAGAAGCAACATTGCTTCTGTTAATAAAAGTCGGGCTATAAAGCCTCAGTCGAATACGACACCTAAAGCTGATTCTAATGCGGCTTGTATTCAGAAATACGATGAACTTGCTGTGTTGGACAAGAAAATCATAGACCTTCATCGCAAGTTCAGGTTTGTAGGAGGTGTAAGTAAAAGGTATGCTGATATTCAAAAGCTGGTAAGAGGCTGGATTGTTAATTTGAAGAACGAGTGCCCGGATCCGGATGATCTTGCTACTTATTCTGAATACATAAATAAAGAATACGCCAGGTATTTTACCGTGAAATGATATGGCAGCTACCGGAAGTACACAGCAAATTCTTTTCCCTTCATCTTACTTATGTGAGTGCGCTGATCGTTTTATAGCATGTAAGGCTGATCAGTATCTACAATATCATAAGTATAAGGTAGGTATCAAGCCTGATATGGATATGGTTCTTAAAATAGATCGTATGAGAAGAATCGTATGTGAAGGGGAATGTGGGCTGTGTCCGGACGAGATTCAGAAATTTAAAGAGGAACTTAATAAGATCTTGTCATGAAAAAAATGTATTATAACAAAGAATACAGAAAAGATTTCAAGAAATCGGACTGTCCGGAAGATCTTGGTTCTGAAGAAACGTTTATCGTTCATGAGGCTGAATTTTGTTCGGATATAAGCCAGGATGATGCAGATAGGAAAGCGGAAGAGTTTGCGGAGAAAGAAGGCCCGTTGTATGCTAATAAAGTAGGTGGCTGTTGCGAGGTATATTATAACACAAGACAGGAAGGGGATTTCTTTAAAAATGATTGTCCTGATGGTCAAAAACAAGAACAACCTACACATCATGTGATAGAGGCCGGGCGTGTATGGTCTAAGTTTAGTACCGAAATAGCCAACTACGAAGCTGCGAAGATTCTTGAACAAGAAGGTCAGGCTGCCGCTAACGAATCTGGAGTATGTAAAACCGTTTATTACAACGAAGATCAACATGGTTGGTTTAGTAAACGTTGTAAGGAAGGATGGAAGGCTCCTGAGAAATACAGGAGGATATACGCCGGTACCGTAACGTCTTTCATTAGCGTTGATGATGCCAATGAAAAGGCTAAGAAGATACTGGAAGAAGAGGGCATGAAATGGGTTAATGAAAATACCAAATGCGAGCCTGTTGTTGATGAATACAAATTTGATTTTTGAAAATGAGCAACGTAAAATTTAATCCGACAGAAGGTGAGAACGATAAACTGGTGTCGGTATTTTCTGAAATAAATGAAGGTCTTGATACGACTTTGAATTACACTATTTCCGATGAGGGGAATAAGGCAAAGAAGAGCATCGTCGTTAATCAAGTCGGTAAAAGGGAAAAGTTTTTATCGAAGAAAGGGAGGGGATCTGAACCTTTTGTTTTGTCTGATGGTAATACTTTCAACGTTCTTAAAGAAGGTGCTTCAGGATCAGCATCCGCTTGGGCTGAGGATCAGCTTCCTCCAGAAGCCACGGAATCAGTTGGCGACAAAAGCCTTCTCCCTTCTTGGGATTTTTACCTTATAGACATGACTCAAAATACCGGAGACAAAGTGCGTCCGGTTGGAAAGCTTCGTAAGAACAATCTCCTTAGATTTGAAAACGGAGATTTTGCTCCTACGGTGGGCATAACCGAGGAAATGAGAGCCGAATGCGATGTGGAACTGTATTTGGATAGCGGTCACAAAAATAAGTATTGTGATGCTGGAGCATTTGACGCCAAGGCTTTTTATGAAGAGTATGGCATTAGCCAAAAACTTTATAATGCTTCAGGATCAGAGGTAAGGATTTTAAGACCTTGGGAGACTACTTCAAAGAATTATAGCATATTCTTAGGATGTAGCAAGAGCCTGTATGTAGCTGATAAGGTAGTTGGAAAAAGTGGGAAAATATGGTCTGGGGTGTACGACGCAGACACGGTTCCTATGCTGGACGGACTTGACCTGCGCCAGACGTGCCCTGTGCTGCCGCCCACAGCCTTATCTCCTGGACCGGTATGTACAGTAGACTCCAAGGCAAGATCTTTCTTTTTCTTGTATGAGGGAGAAACAAATTGTAAATCCGGAGCCGGAGTTGGTAACGCCTGCACAATGTTTCTAAATGGAAGAACTTATCCGAGAAGCAAGGATGTAAATCAAATCAATATAGCTAAGTATTCGAGGGTTAATAACGTAGATCCTGAATCTTCTTATCCTTTTTCTGAAGGTGGTTTTTTGACCTTGAATGCTTATATCATATACCTTGAAATGCTGTACGGTACTAAATACTTAGCTAATCCAGATACTTTTGGATCAGGGATATCAAGTAGCTCCGGAGTAGGTAATGATGTTAATTATCGCAAATACGGAGGTGTAAAGTATCGTAAAAAAGGAGAAGAGACATGGTTGTATGGATCATGGGTTACAAGTTCTTCTATTATACATTATGAACCTACTAAAAAAACTCATTTTTCTTACCTCATAAATTCAGAATATCCTAAAGAACAGTGCATGGAAAGCCAGATGGCGGCTTCTTTTGCATTTGAGGCAGGAATAGAGGAAGGATTGGAGTTCGATTTTTATGGAGGAAAATATTGGTATAAGAACGTCCAGGGAGCCAAGAGTATGGTTGAAGGTCATATGAATGTTATTGTGTTTAAGGAAATGACCGGCACTATATCAGCCTTAAACGAAAATGACGAACCGGCAGAATTTGATTTGGAAGTTATTTTAAGGATGTCTTTGTATGATGGCATGAATTTGTCTGGAGATGTCCTTAGGTATTGTGGAGGAGGATACGAACAGGTAGGGACTTGTTTAAATGATCCTAATGTCACTCGAATAGGTAATACTATTGATATTTATATAGAGCCAGATCAAAAGAAATGGACATATGAGAAAAGGTCTACTATAAATAATGGTGAGGTTTTTGATTTTGAATCCAAATATAAGAAGATAGCAACTACCCAAAATTTAGGAGATGGTCGTGTTTTACATCGTATCCCTTATACCGGATGGAAGGGTAAAAAGGGAGGAAATTATAATTCAGGAGAATGTTTTTATACATGGGACAGCTGCTACTGGGCTTCATCTGTTGGTATAAAGTCCAGAGTTGCTGCTCGTTTCGGCGGTTATGCGCACAATGGCGTTTGTTCGCCTCGTCTTCTGTTTGCGAATCACGCCGCTTCTCATTCGTATCGCTACTATTGCGGCCTTACCCAGTTGTTATTAGACGTCAGTCAACCGCAGGTTTGATGGGTGCAACCCATTGATGGCGCAGCCATCATAAGCGCAGCGCTAAGGCGCAGCCTTGTGTAGTGTATAGGGCTTACTTGTGATATATCATATTTTCAATTTACCGATGTAGAGATAGAAAACAGATGCGGACACGTTTTTAAAGGCAGCACTAACCGCTTGGAATACATTGATTGACTTCTCATTGTGATGGTGTGAATGAAAATTATTATCTTGCACCAAAAAAAAGAAAGTCATGAATTGTAACACTTGTAAAGATGACAGACCTGATATTCTGAGATCTAATATCTGTATCGGGTCTGATCCGTGTAATGACTGTACGGACAATTGCGAAATTCTTCCAAAAGAATGCGATTGCCCGTATGGTCATTTAAGCGATCATTGCATTCATTATACAGGATGCAAGACATTCATATCCAAATTAACTCCAGGTATGCCTTATAATGAGGTTATGCATAATATAGAACTGGTTTTTGAAAACATAGATAAGTTTTTGGATAGGATGGTTGAAGAAAATACGCTTTTAAAACAAAGGGTTGAAAAACTTGAAAAACAACTTCAAAATGGAAAAGAGTGCACAAATTGGTAAGGACTTAAGTGGAAAACACATATATGTTCCACATGTGGACGAGACGCCGGTGCCATGCCCGGACGGATACATCTGCACGAACTGCGTGTACTGCGCTGACGGCATTAACGCTGGCTACTTCAGTCTGGCTCAGAAATCTGATCTTACGGCTTTAATCAATGCAATGATATGCCGTATGGAATATCAGGATAGGGAAATAGAATTTTTAAAACAAAAAATAAATATTTTAAGCAATAATGGCAATAACAGGTAACAACGGTTGTTTTGGCAGTCATGGTGGGTGCGAACGCCCGCATCATTGCGATATTCCTTCTTCTAAAATATTCTATGATGGGGAAACTATAGAAGAAGCTGGTTTGTATCATGGTATGCCTTTAAACAGGGCTTTGGCTAATTTAGCTAAATACGTTTCAAGGGCTATTAACGTAAGTGGATCTGTCAATACAGAAGTATTTGACGGTACTTCTCATGTGGTTCTCAAAAAAGATCCGGCAGAAATTTTGCTTGTGTCTTATTGCGGGGGTGTCGTGCCTTCTGATATGTATAAAGTCCAGGGTCGTACTGTTAAGTTCTGCCGGGATATGTGTCAACAAGATGAATTTGCTGAAGTGAGGGTCGTGTACCGAGAAGAGGCAAATAGTTCTTATGGGTTCCATTGTTAATTTAGGAGGATGAGAAATGGCAGAAAAATGCAAAGGATTTATATGTGGGGGTAATCTCGTCGATGGCTCTGTGCCTTCTGATAAGTTAGATAAAGAAACTATTATCGAGCTTATTAAAGAGATTCTGAAAGAGGAAATGCACGAATCTTGGCTTAAGGAAATAATAGAAACCATACTTAAGGAATCCATTGATTCGGATTGGCTTCGTGAGTTCTTTAAAGAGGTTCTTAAAAAATATGCTAAAGAGGAATGGTTTAAAGATATTATCTGCGGCTTAGGATGTGTAGGTGTACAAGAGATATTCGACGTTATTCCTACTGACATAACATTTGAAGCTACAGGAGGTACGGCTACGGTACAGGTGGTTGTCGATGATGGAGTTGAATGGGAGTTGACACTTTAAATTAGGGAGGATAATTATGTCGAGAGAGAAAATATATAAGATGGATGATGGTTCTTGGCTTACCTCGGACAAGAAGGAAGGTGTCGGTCGTGATAAAATGAATTTCGATGCTCCATCTTGGAAAGGAAGGGAAGACAGAATCACTATCCGAATTGTGAAGAAATCCGATACTGAAAGTATGAAAGCTATTACTTTCAGGCAAAAAGGCATTAAGATCACAGAAGTCTCGGTTAGCAGGCTGGAGTTCCCTATATCTGGTGGAGACAAGCAGATCCTTATTACTACCAACGCCGCTTCTATCAATGCCCTTATTACAGGTGAGAAAGATATAAAGGGTATTATAAAAGCATTTACTACCGCTTCCGGTCTAAATATTGACGTCAATGATATTAGGCTTGATTATGGTTTCCCTGGTGATCCGGGTCTTGAAGACACGTTCCAGGTTTCGATGATTGTTTCCATGCCTGATAATGAGGATGGGAATGAAGTTAATGAGAACATAACTATAAATGGTGTACTGATTCCTATCTATCAGCCCGGAAATGTCGTTCCTTACATTAAATTGGATAAGGAATTTGAACAGGTTGAGGGTGATGAAACAAGCACGCAGTTAAGTATAGAAAGTAATATAAAAGATTATGTTATTGAAATAGTTGAATGCGAGTCTGTGGATAAGGAGGAAATCTACCTGGACAAGGATGTTGTTGATCTTGATTCAGATGGATCACCGGAGGTAATCAACGTAAGTACAACTCCCGAAAATTTAAGATGGAGGATTAGCGAATGAAAGTAGGTAATTGTTGGGCGAACATAGATAAGAAAGAAGGCAGTCTTAACAGTAAGGTTAATATTTACTTTGATGAAAATGATACTGGTGCCAACAGAAGTGTCAAGATAAGGGTGTCTTCCAGGGATGGTAGCGTATCTGAAGAATGTACGGTAGTTCATAGAAAAAAAGAACAGGTAGTTTATAGAAATAAAAGGCAGTCGGCTCTTTTCACAAAAGAAGGATGTAATCCTGAGACAGAGAAAGGGGAAGAGCTTGAGTACGTTGTTGAGGCCGGAAAATACACGTCTATCATATCTCAGTCTGATGCTGATGACAAGGCTATGAGAGACATTGAGCAAAATGGTCAGAACTGGGTTAATGAGCATGGTCGTTGTATAACCATATTATGGTACAATGTCAAGAAATCAAAGTCGTTTAGAAAGAACGACTGCGATCCTGATGCCGAAGAAGGAAGTTTGGTTACGATGACGATCGAAGCCGGGCAGTTCTCTTCTTCCATAAGCCAAGAGGATGCTGACCGTAAGGCTGAAGCCGAGTTGAATGCCAAAGGTCAAGACTATGCTAATTCTCATGGCACTTGCAATACCATAAAATGGTACAACGACAGGAAATCCAAAATGTTCCAAAAGACAGATTGTGAGGTAACTGAAGTTGGATCTATGGTAGAGTACGTTGTAGAAGCCGGCCGTTTCTCTTCTTCTGTTTCTAAGGAAGATGCTAATCAGAAGGCTTTGGAAGCCTTGGAAGCTGAAGGTCCAGGGTATGCTAATGAGCATGGCACCTGTGAAACCAATTTATGGTATAACGTGGAGAAGTCAAAAGTATTTTATAAAAATGACTGCGAAGATGGGTTTATCGGAGCACCTTATACTTACACGGTAGAAGCCGGTAAATACACATCAGACGTAAGTCAAGAAGATGCTGATCAGAAAGCTCTTGATGATATAGAGAAAAATGGTCAGGATCAGGCAAACCTGAATGGAGAATGCGTTACTGATCCAAATTATTTCGTTGGAAAGGCTTCGGCTCGTGTTCAGAAAAATGATTGCGATGCTGAATCTCAGACCGGAAGCTTCGTTGATTTGACTGAAAAGGATCTTGCTGGATACCCTGATGCTTTTGTGTCAAGGGAAAGCCAGGAGGCTGCTAATGCGTTGGCTGAGGCCGCTATGGAAGAACAGAAACAAGATCTTGCAAATAAGAAAGGTACTTGCATAGATAAAAACCAATTTGTTGGTGTATATAGCAAGGTATTCACAAAAGACAATTGTGAAGGAGAAGGCGTAGGTTCGCAGGTAACAGTAGACCAGAACGATGTAACCGGTGGTCCTTTTACTTCATACGAAAGCCAGGAGGCGGCTAACGCGCTCGCTCAGGCTGCCGTCGAGCAGCAGGGCCAGGCCATAGCCAACCGGGACGGCCATTGTACGTGGACTGGTAAATACAGTGAAGAATTTACCAAAAACGATTGTGATGAAGGTCAGACAGGATCTAAGATTACTGTAACCGAACAAGACGTAGTGGGCGCCCCATTTACATCCACCGTAAGTCAAGATGATGCTAATAACAAGGCTAAAGCTGCTGTCAAAGAACAAGGACAGGCTATTGCTAACAGTAAGGGTAATTGTGAGAATATGACGGTCTATACCGGTCATTACAGCAAGAGATTCGTTCCTGAATGTGAAGCTTGCCATAAGGGTGTAGAAATGGAGGTTACGGCCGAAATGGTTAACGGTAGTCCTGTTACGTCTACAGAAAGCCAGGATGCGGCAGACGCAGAAGCTCGTAGGATCGTAGAAGAAGGAGGCCAGGCCTATGTTAATAAAAACGGTAACTGTACGCCACTTAGCACCGATCCTGTATGGGAAGACGTTGTTCCGGAAGAACTTAGATGTAATGAAGGTAAGTCTCAGAAAAAGCAACATGATACCAACGAATGTTCTGAAACCCACAATCAAGAACGTTGGGTAGATGGTGGGAACAAAGTTTGTAGCTGGACCGGTCATTACTCAGAAACGTTCCAAAAGAACGACTGTGAAATACCGGATTCAGGAACAGAAGTAGAGGTAAGTGAAGCTGATGTTGAAGGCAATCCTTTTACTTCTTTCGTAAGTCAAGAGGATGCTGATAATAAGGCTAAGGAAGCTGTTAAAGCTCAAGGACAGGCTATTGCTAACCAAAAAGGTAAATGTAGGTTTGTAGGCGTATATAGCAAGCAGTTTACAAAAGACAATTGCGGATCATGTCATCATGGTGTTCCGATGAGTGTAACACAAGACATGGTAGGCGGACCGTTCTATTCCAATGAAAGTCAGGAAGAGGCAAATAGGCTGGCTCAGGAAGCCGTAGAAGCCCAAGGTCAGGCTTATGTTAACAAGAACGGGACATGCGAAATGGACAACACCGATCCTGTATGGGTAGATTCTGAACCACTTGAAACCAAATGTGAAGGAGGCAAATCTTATAAGAAGCAAGTCAATACCAACGAATGTTATGGTGGAGCAGATGAACGCTGGGTAGAAGGTGGAGATAAGGTATGTACCTGGACCGGAACATATAGCAAGCAATTTACAAAACAGTGTGCTGATGGAGGTGTCGGATCTGAGGTTACTATAGACCAAGATGATGTAACCGGCGGTCCTTTTACGTCTACCGTAAGTCAAGAAGACGCAAATAGTAAGGCTCAGGCTGCCGTTGAGGCCCAAGGTCAGGCTCTTGCTGACGCACAGGGCACTTGTACTTGGACCGGTAAGGCAAGTAAGGTCTTCACCAGAAACAATTGCGGAAGCTGTCAGCATGGTTCGTCTGTTACCGTAACCCAAGATCAGGTGGGTGGTCCATTTACGTCCAATATCAGTCAAGCTGATGCTAATAAGAAGGCTCAAGATGCTGTAAATTCCCAAGGTCAGGCAGTAGCTAATAAGAATGCTGATTGCTTGCCTGATAGCACAACACCTTCTTGGTCGGATACCGGAAGCACCCGTTGTGGCGGGTGTACGTCTCAGAAGCAACAACGTGACACCAATCCATGTTCTTTTTCTTACAACAACACAAGATGGGTTAATGGAGGTGGAGAATCTTGTACAGACTGGTCTTACTACGGAACAGGAGATTGTGTGGGCCATACTCAGTATAACGCTTATCAAGATAGCTGTTCTGGTAGCATAGATCGTCAATATTCTGTAAGTTGTAGGAATTGCTGTAATTGCGGATCTTACGGTTCTTGGAGCGAAAGCGGATGTGGAACTGGAAGCAATAGCAATAAGGTAAAATACGTTCGTTACGATGATTGTGGAAATCAAGACGTAAAATATGAGCTTGAAGTTGGAAAATGCGGATATGCTCCATACGAATTTCAGTTCCATGATGGAAGAACGAGCAAGTCGAGGTCCGTCTCTGGAGAATCTCAGGATATTGAAGAAGTTATCATAAGTACTAAGAGTAATTCATATATAGGTTATTCTGTTAAATCGAAACCTTCTTGGTGTTCTGTTGATTACAGAGATCAGACATCTGAAAGTATGAAGGCTGTGGTGACGTTATCTGCCAATACAACATCTTCTTCCAGATCTGGTGACATTGTTTTTGTTCAAAATGAATCTGGAAAGACAATTACTCTTAGTATTTCGCAGGCAAGACAAATGCTGTATAAGTTCACATTCGATGATGATACTACTTCAGATAAATCTTTATCTGTTCAAGCTGCATCTAATGATGCTCAATATACAATCAAAAGTACATTGAATGGCTCTTATCATGGTTATAGTACTACGTCCAAACCGTCTTGGATTACGACTGAATATAAAAATCAGACCTCGGATAGTATGGTTTGTGTTCTTAAGATAACTGCCAACACAAGTACATCTTCTTCTCGTACTGGATCCGTTTTGCTTACTCAAAATGACAGTGGTAAAACATTGAAAATAAATGTTACACAAGCTGCGGCAGAAAAGCCTCTTGTTACTATTTCTTTAATAGGTGACAGTTCTCGTCAACAGCAATCTGCCACTATGAATAAGAAGGGATGTAATTACAGTTGTCCAAGCGGAAATGTGATAATGGCTATGTACATGGGAGGGGATGAAAACGGAAAATTCCAATTCTGGTATGCGCCATTGATACCTGAAGGAGGTCAAAGTGGTGTAAATGTGACTTACGGAGGAGAGACTCAAACATTAGCAACAAGTACTAAAAACGGAGAACGTCTTAATGTCCCTGCCGGATCTGTTGTTACCGGTATTTTTTGTACGAGTGTCGAGAATGGATATTTCGCATTGAAATATAGACCTGTTTATATAAACGGAGAACCTGTTTCTACTCCTTCTGCTTGTGGTGGATTATCTGATACTTGCAATACTAAAAGTTGTGGATGCTGGGTAAGATGCAGCTTTAATCCATTTACGGGTATGGTTATGGAAGGTGACGAAAACGGATGCGTTTATAGTTTCTGGGGTAAACCAACTGCATCTGTTAGGTTGTAATAAGCACATTAGGGGTAATTAATTTAATTGCCCCTTTTGCTGTATTTCATTTTGGTTATTAGAATAAAAATGATTAATATTGCACATCATTCAATTTTAAAATTTTAGTATCATGGCTTGTAAAAAGAAAGCTCGTCAGGGTGGTGAAGTCGATAAGAAAGACAAACCTAAAATGCGCCAAGGCGGTAGTGTTGGAGGCAAGATGAAAAGAAAGAAGACGAGCACTAAAAAGTGATTGAAAATCAAGGGAAGGTGCTTTGCATCTTCCCTTTTTAATAACATAACAACAATTTATTATGAGCAACAAGTTTATTAATTAGCAAAGGACAAAGGAATGTCTGTGTGACGTTTGTAAAGTACTATCCTGTATTGATGCAGGTTATTATGTTAGCCAGCATTTTTGATGAGTTTTATCCTTTTAGTATCACTAATTGGCTGTATCCGATATTAGGTCATTCTCTATCATGGGACCTATTTCTCTTGGCTTTTTCAAGAATGTTCAGGTTTTGTATATGGCATAGGTTATTGATCTATAGCATGATTTTTAATATCTGTGTAGAATGGGTTACGGTTAATATTGAGATGCCTATTGAGCACAATATCGTAGTGTGGTCTGTTATGGCTGTTACTCTGTTGATAATCATTGCCTCTATTGTTTTTAGATTTAGAACAGGGTGTTTTGAAAATGAAAGAAATTCTGACAGAGACGCTGCGTAAAAGCGGTGCGGCGGTATGCGATAAGATAAAGGAGATGTTTTTAAGCGGGGAATGTGATCATCTTACAGCCAATGATCTTGAGACATGGATGCAGCTTGCTAATCCGGCTAAGTATTATACCGGGGAGGAGGCTGTTTCTTATCTTAATGTAACTTCTAAAAGATTTTATGAATATCGAAAGGCTAAGTTAGTTCCTGATCCGGTTAAGATAAAGGGATTCCCTAAACCTTTATACACGAAAGTTATGTTGGATGATGCTATAAAAACCATATCCGGCATGAGTGAAAGAGAGATTTATATGAGGATCTTGAATGCTAAATCAAGAGAATCCAGAGCAAAAGAAAGGAGGGGAGCATGATAACTAATGGTGAATTTGTATCAAGAGTCATAAACGGTATTCATGCCCTTGACAAAGATTCGCATGTTAGTCGGAGATGGATATTGAATATCGGTAGAACTAAAGCCGAATCTTATACGGCCCAGAGGTGGGATGATGGGACGTTGCTTGGCGACCACCGGCTCCTGACTTACGTTACTTGTCTGGAGATGATTGAAGTTGATAAAATAGTTTGCTGCGATGCCGAATTTGCGTTATGTAATACACTTATGCGTTCAAAGCATAAACTTCCAGGACTTCTTTATTCTGCTCTTAGACCGGCTATTACTAAGGTGACTAACGTAGATAACACTATATTTTTTAAGTTCGCTGAAATAAAGTCGTATCGTAATGAACAAAAAAGACCGTATGCTAAATACGTTAAAGAACGGCGTCCTTTTTATTATGTAGAAAACGACTATATTTATATACCGGATTTCCATATAGAGCTTATTAACGTAGAGTTCTTTACAACAAGAAGAAAGAAGGCGCTGGAGTTAATGGCTTGTGATCCTACACCTAAAGGGTGCGAGTCTGAATGGGAATACGAATTTATCTGTCCTATCAAGCTAATTGAGTACGTGGTAGCAGAGACGATAAAGGAAGTAGCGTTCAGGCTACAGATTCCTGTTGATGAAAATCCGAATCTTGATTCCAATCAGAAAAGTCAAATTGTTCAGTGATTCTTTTTATTGGACACCCGGCCATAGTTATATAGTTTGGCCGGGTGTTTTTTTTGTACTATTTCAATGCAAGAACAGGGTTTCCCCATTTTCTTTTCCATTTATCTCCGAGGTAATTTATCAAAGAATTGTAATCTTTGATAAAACCGTCATCAATAACAGAGGCTATGACGTTCTCTATAGCTATTATGTCATTGAGCTCATCTTTGCTGGCAGTATTCCTTATCCCATCTTCGTGTTTATTAAAAACAATGAAATTAATAGCTTTAGCAACTCTCTTTATATTGTCTTTCAAGTCATTCTTGTTTGGAACTATTTTGCTTATTGCGCTACACATCCTAACGTATGCATCGCCGGCTTCGTTCCGGTTTTCTATCAAACCATCTGTGAGCCAAATGACAACCTCTGCGTAAATTTCTGGATCCATCTCTAATGCAATCATAACAAACAGATATGGATTGACAAACCATTTTTGATCTACTCCTTTTCCTTTTTTGTAGGCAAGGTCTAATTTACCAAGATCCATTACACTGCTGATATTCAGGATATTATCTTTGAGTCCGAGATTTCTCCTACTCAATAAGTCCCTGTCATTCAACTTATTAAAAAGCTCGAAACATCTCTCCCTAAAAGAAGAAGTTAGCATTATTTCGTTAATCCATCTTTCTTTTAACCCTTTTTCTTTTCTTTTTTTGTTCATAGCCGATACGGCGTCTGTTATACATATGTAACCATCTTTAGACATAACAGACACGTTCATTCCTAACAAAACTCGATCTTTTGATTGTAAAACAACATTTGATTTCATAACTTTACTACGATTTTAATTTTGTAAAATATAAGTCTACCTGTCCGTGAGGATCGGTAGACTTTGCAAATACAGAATAGTATTTTGACGCAACAATATATTCTAATGTTAATTATCTGAAATGTATAATTTTAATTTTTGAATTATGAAAAGAACATCAATACAATCACCGTATTTTGCAGCTTACTACCATCGTCTTATGAAGAGAAAGAATGGTTTTAAGAAAGGCATGATAAGAGACAGAGGAGAGATTTTAAGACTGTTGTCTATTATATGGAAAACCGTATCAGAACATTATGTGGAAGCTGATGCTGGTGTTTACGTAGATAACGTGGGCTACTTATGCCATGTGCTTATACCGGGCCAGCGCTTTACCGTCAGGCGGGACCTGGACATCGTGAGCAGGCTCGGCACCAACGGCTACCTCTACAACCACCTGGCTATGGATTTCGCAGACTCTAAAAGATATTACCATTTTGTAATACAAGATAGCTTGAAAAAGAAGTTAAGGGTTAAAATGAATAAAGGACGAAGATATCGATTTATGTACAATGAAATACTTGCTAAAAGAAGAGTGTTTAAAGATTTCCAGATTAAGAGAGTTTTCGAAGATAAAGAATTAGGACACAGAAAGTCGTAGAAAAAAAGTAGCGATCACCCTTTGTAGATACAGGATAATCGCTACTTTTGCATATCCGTCTACTTTCTCAAGCAGGCGGATACAAAAAAACAATTCCTATTATGGGAACAAAGGTAAACAATTTTCAAAACAATGCGAAGAACAGTAACATTATTTTGACGCAAAAATCCAGCGAAACGGAAACAAACGGGAGCGTAACAATCTTTAAAAATTCAGAATTTGGAGATATTAGAACCATAGTAGATCCAAATGGAGATGTGTGGTTCGTGGCTATAGATGTAGCTCGATCACTTGGCTATGCTACGCCTAAAAATCCAATAAAAAGACATGTTGATGAAGAAGATACCATTCTTTTGCAACTGTCTGATTTTCAGAGGGGCTCGTTTTGGGCTCCCTTGGAAATCAATGAGTTAGACAGCATACGTGTAATCAATGAATCTGGGTTATATTCTCTTGTTTTGTCATCAAAATTAGAATCGGCAAAGAAGTTTAAACGATGGGTAACATCCGAGGTTCTCCCCTCTATAAGAAAAACGGGTTCTTACTCTATAACTCCTAAAGATTATCCATCTGCCTTAAGAGCTTTAGCTGATGAGGTTGAAGCCAAGAACAGAGCCATAGCAGAGAGGGTTCAAGCTGAAGCCGAGAAACAGCAAGCTATAAAGACAATAGAAGAGCAGCGTCCCGATGTGGAGTTTGCGGAGTCGTTCAAGAAAGTTGATCATGAAAACATGTGGTTGATTAGAGATATCGCGAAGAAGCTTGAACAAAATGGTATTATCATCGCCGAGAAGAATCTTCGTTTGTTTCTTGAGGAAGTCAAGTTCATGTTCAGAAATGGGCAGGGTAGATGGGAGCTATACAGTGATATTGTCAAAAATAAGTTTGGTGTTTACAGATCATATTTTGTTGACAAATATTCTGGGGAAAGAGTTAATCAGCAAACCATCTACATGACTGGTGCCGGATATGAAGTCACGCTTAAGGGGATAAAGGAAAAGTGTAGGAGCCTTTTCTTGAAGTACGGCAAGTTTGAAGATCCTAACTTTTGAAAACACAAAATATGGCGTTATACATATTATTCATATCTTTGTGGAGGTCAGGTTCGTTTCCTGTCCTCCATTTTTTTTAAGAGATGACAGTCGAAAATTATATCATAGAGTTAAAATCGTCTTTAAGATCATTTGACAAGCGTGATCTGATAGATGAGGTATCCATCTACAAATGGATAGAAATTGCCCTGAAGAAGTTTGGAGGCGATATTACTATGCGCAAAGAAGCGGTAGTGGATGTCAAGCGAGGGCAGGCCCGTATGCCTGGTGATTACTTTGATCTTATTTTGGCTTTTAAATGCGATTTTAAAGGATATGAGGTGCCGGAAGGTGACAAGGTGATATCAGAACTTCAAAATACAATAGCTTGGAAAGAACGTACCGAAAGAAGTTATAGGTGGTGTTCTTGCGATGAATGTTGTAAAGACGAATGCGAGAAAGTGATAGTTGAAAAATTTTATATCAATGTTCATGATCGCGATCATGAAGTTCGTTGCTATTATGACCGGCCGGTAATGTTAGGTCTTGCTAAGCCTATGCTTCGTGATTCTTGTTTAAGTAAATGCCGGAATAAGGTAATAAAGGATAGTCCGTATGAGATAAATATCGTAAACGGATTCCTGTATGCTAATTTCGATGGTCCTATTTACATGCAGTACCGGTCTCTTCCTTTCGACGGAGAATCTAATATAATTATACCAGACACGCCTCAAGGTCTGGTATTGGATTATGTGGATAATTTTGTAAAGATGAGATTCTTTGAGGAACTGATGTATAATGGAGAGGCACAAGGAGCGGCCGATTTGTTCAAGTTGTATGCACAGCAAGATTTGGTTAAGCTGAAAAATGCTAAGACCGAACTTAAGATGATGGGAATGACATTGAAAGGTATGTATGAACCTCTTAGGCGGCGTCGTGCCGAGTTTGAGATTTATTCTAAGGCATATCCTGTAATTGACAACATGCTTAAATTGGTATGACAGAAGTAGTTCTATTTATATATTTGTCTGGCGTTATCGCATCCATGATTGTTTGGTCAATCAGGCAATTTAAAGGAGAGGCGAGTTTGGTAGAGACAATGTACTGCCCGGTAGTATTTTTGTTGAGCTGGATATACGTATTTGAAATATTTAAAATGAAATAATATGTTAGAGGTTAAAGCAAGCGAAATAGTAACCGCCGACAAAATGAGAGGCATAGGACCGGCAAACATCATCTTCACAGCCGGCCCTAATCCGGTAGCTGAAGATCGTAGAGGCGTAGCTAAGGTAACGGCTGGTGGAGAGAGTAAGAACGTTACAATCACACAAGCTGCCGGCGAGCAGGTTGTTGTAATTCCTGAGTTCGATTATCTTGTTCTTAGGTATGGATGGGAATCAGAAGACGGCTCCGATTTTGATACTGCAACCGGTTTCACCAATACAGGCATCTCAGATGTAGATAATAAATACGTTGGATGGAGTAAGCAGTGGGCTACTACCCAACAACAGGTAGGTGATTACCTTGTTTATGGTGGTGATAACATGCAGTCCGGTCTTGAAGGTGCGCTTATTAAGATGAAGACCTTGCTATCAGCGCCTGGAATGGACGAGTCGGAACCTAATATCAATGCTGATATCTATGGTAATTGGTATGGAAATAGAGGGCGAGGAAATGTTGTTGTGTCTTTTACAGCCTACCTTGGAGGAGAGATGGTTAAACAAGGATTTAATTTCATTAATGAAGGAGGTACGGAAGTTTACTCCGACAGCATCACTACTAACGTTTCGGCTCATGGTGAAACCAATTACCAAAATATAAAAGGTTTGTACACTAAGATGGGTACGATGGTTTATAATAAGGAAAAGCGTGATTGTGTTATTGTTATAGGTTAAGGTGATGGAAGGTCTTTGGGATAAATACAATAGGATTAAGGAGGTGTTTTACCGGGATTTTGTTTATGATTCCAGCTACACAGAGCAGGCCTCGTGCATCCCACTGTCGTCGGTGAAGAACGGGGCAGGCTGGGTCGGCGACGGAACTATCAACCTGGCTCATTATCTCCAGTTTATATACACGGAAATGGTTCTTGGCAGCAAGACAGAAGATGATGTGCGTAATTCCATATTGGTACTTACCCGTCTTGCCGATACTACTTATGATCTATTTTTTAATAACAACAAAGGTATTTATTTCAAATTCGAAAAAGGATTTTTCTTAAGAGACGATATCCATAGCGAAGACGCAAGCAAATTCGGTCTTACCAAGATAAGCTCCGGATATACTAATGGTATAGAGTTAAAAGATGAAGACCCTTGCTTCTCCCCATTCACTTCACAAGATCAGATCTGGAATCTGGCTCCTATATTAGCTTTCTTGTCAGAAAAAGGATTTGAAGAAGCCGGGCAAGTAGGATACGATATTTTTGAGTACGTTATTAGAAACAGACACAAGATATACAATCCTTATTATAGCGCCTTGCTTCATCATTGGACATTCCTTCCTGATATGGATACCGATAAGGTTAAGCCGTGGGATAGGGTTAGTAACCGGAATAAGAATCTTAAATACAAAGTTAAGGTTAAGAGAGGGGCTAACAATTGGTACTTCTCTGGAGGGTTCAGATGGGCATTTAAGAAGTTTGGAGGCAAGTGTAGTACATTCTGGCATTGCCTATGGTATAAGCCATTTATATTTTTAGCAGATAGGGTATATCATCCATATGTATGTAAATGGTTCGGTATTAAGGTTAAGAACAATTCTTACTATTGCCTTGGATCCACAAATGAAAAATCATGGTACGGTCCTAAGTTCAGAAAGAGGCTGGTTAGTAAATTTAATAAGTCTTTGGAAGGTGGAGAATTGTTTATGCCGCATCTTGTTTTTCTTAAAGAGTGTGAAGATGTTGATGAAAGTAAGTTAAGATCTTATCTTGAAAAATGGGAATGGGATGGAGTTAATTCTCCTATTGAGTTTTTGACTTTGTGCAATTGGTATAAAATATTTTTTGGAAATGAAAATATATTATAAATCAAAAATAGCTAAGTTATTTACGTTCATTGACGGCTACAAAACAATTATGTTATTTGGAGCCGTATTTACTGAACGTGATAGTATATCATTGAGAGCCGAATATCATGAGGAGGCACATTGCAATCAGTATCATACGTTATTTGATTTTGGCATGTTCGTATCTTTGCTTACAATAGGATTGTGTCTCTTATTCGGTAATGTAGGATGGTGGACGCTGTGGCTGTCTCTTATTCCGATATTTTTATACTATTCATGGTATTTAATTGAGTACCTGATTAGGTTGTGCATATATCGAGATCATGATAAGGCATATCATAATATCGTATTCGAAAGAGAGGCTTTCGATTTAGAAAAGTATTGGAATAAGCATGATGTTTTGAGGAAGGAGTCGGAAGGATTTAGTTTCCTCGGTTATTATAGGAAGGAGTATCATTATGAGTAGGAGAAGATATTTTGAGGAACAGAGATCTGGTAATGGAGCTATTTATCATTGTGTAAAAACAGAAATCGAGCCTGGAGATAGGATCGGGTTATTTAATTTAATGAATAAAATCAAATCCGATACAATTAGCCAGGATAAGATAAATAGCGTATTGAATCAACTTAGAGAAGGAACAGCCTTTAATATTCATACTCAGAGTTCAGTTTCTTTTTCGTTTTCAAGCACCTCTACCGGTTACGAACCAATGACAATATGGATTAGATTTGACCCGTATCCTGCAAGTGAACAACAGGGTATTATATACAAGTTTCAGATAAATGACCAGAGGTACGTTTTTATGTTTTCTAATAGATACGATGGAATGAGAGATCTTATTAATAATTCTTTTTATATATTTGTGTAAATTATGAGGAGGAGATTCGAATATAAAGACAGGGAGCTTGAAGACTTTCTTATAAGGTTTTATCCAGCCGGGAATTACACATGGGTGGTTCCTGACGGCTGTTTTTCCGTAGATGTCTTTTTAGTTGGTGGAGGTGGTAGTGGCAGCTCTGCCGGAGGTGGAGGCGGTTATACCAAGACCTTCAAATCTGATAACAAAGGCTGGAAAGACGGAGAAGCTATTGCTGTAAAACCTGGTCAATCTATTTCTATAACAGTAGGAGAAGGAGGAGCAAAAGTTTATCAAGCTGAACAAAATTTCCCTGGTAAAGATGGGGGTTACTCTCAATTTATGAACTCGTCTTATAGAGCAAATGGAGGAAAGGGAGCTAATAAATGGAAGGGAGGAGATGGTGGTAGTGCCGGCAGTTCATCATTTACACAAGATGGTGCTTCGGATGGTGGAGACACTAATGGAGAAGAGTATGGAGTAATCAAAGGTCAAGGTCATACCACCAGAGATTTTGGAGAATCCGGCGGTAAAAGAAATGCCGGTGGTGGGAGTGGAGAAACTCGCACCGGAGTAGTATTCCAAGGAGGAATATCTGATTACAGTGAAGGATCTGGCACAGGAGGATCAACAAACGGATCTGGTAAAGGAGGTGGAGGTTATGGCGGCGGAGGCGGCGGCGTCAGATACTCTAAGGTTTATGCTGGAGCTGGTGGTGATGGTACTGTGTTGATTAGGGGTAAAAGATATGTGACTATATAGCACTTTACACCAAAAGCGTAAAGTAATATACATTTATACGGAAATCCGTACTGGGTTCCACCAAAACCCTCTACCTTTTGGTAACATCGTTACATCAAAGGATTCTTTTTCTGATTTTCTAATGATGTTAAAAGCACCATTAATATCAGCATTAATAGTCCTACCAAACGAGGTTTTAAACAATCCTCGTTTGGTCCTTCTTCCTTTGTAGGATTCATGTTTGCAAATCCGTTCATTATCTAAAAAGCTACATTTTGAAGTATAAGATTCTTCAACAATCTTAACATTGATTCCTTCTAATGTTGCTTTATAAGATATCATTGAGATAAACATATTAAAAGGAATAGATACAAAGTTTTGATTATTTCGTTTTCCGATATTGATCTCTTGTTTCCAGCATTTGTTATGACCGATTATGATCGTGTTAATACCATTGGAAACTACGTGATTAACCAATATCCTACTTGCCTTATGAAGATAATCTTTGATCTTATTATTCCTTTTGTTAGTTAATAACCTGATTTGTTTTGAAGTATGTTTATTATCTTTTAATTTAGATTTTAAATATGAAAGTCTTTTGTTATAATACTGGTTGATAGACTTCAGTGGTCTACCATTGATAATAAAACAAGAACCGGTGTTTGAAACACAAGATGCTAAATTATCCAATCCTATGTCGATGCCAAGATAGTTCCCATTATCTAACATAAGATCTTTTTCCTTCTTGTTGTAAACTATTTCAAGAACAATATACCCATTCTTAGGAACGAATCTAAGTTGTTGAATATTTTGTTTATTGGTTCTTGTTGTAAAGGAAAACTGTTTTGGTAACTTAACAATGCCTTGTTTTATCCATTTTTGAGAAAAAGCATTTGTTGCAAAAACAGCAGGAAACAAACCACCCTTGTTGAGATACCTTGGCATTCTTACTTCCTCAGAATACTCACCTCTATTCTTTTTATTAAAGAGATTGAAGAAAGATTTAAAGTTTCTATCAACCATCATCAGCACTTGTTGAGCAACCGGTGCTGGTAAAGCACGATAGTCAACATCATTTTCTGTTCTTAACTTCTTTTCAAGAGAATAGTAGTTTAGGTACTTATACTTTACAGTATTATCATCCTTGTATTGAAAATAATACTGTCTAACAACATATAACCCTTTATTGTATAAGTTTTTACACTTATGCAATAGATCATAAAGTTCATTGTAATAAACAGAACTTGGCTTGATTGTATGTTGTTCGACTAATCTCATGACACAAATGTAGGAATTATTATTTATATATAAAAACAATTTGATATATTTGTGGTGTAAAGTTGTATATAATCACCTAATTATTTAACAGGTGATTTTCATAAAGCTATGGCGCAAGGTTTTGTTATTCCAGTAGCTTCTATTGCGTGAGTTAGTTCTTCTTTTGTTATCTTTGTGACAAACAGTTACAAAGATGGCATCAGAAGATAACAGAAACATAGCGGTTCCTCAAACAGGTATGAATCGCGATCTGCATCCGTCGAGTCTTACGGATCAGCATTATACGTTTGCCTTGAATGCCAACATCGAATCCGAGGACGGTAATGTTGGGATGAGATCTAACGAGCATAGTAATCTTAAATGCATTGATTTCGATGGGTTTAAAGTTATTGGTTATAAGAATGATCTTACTTCAGGCAATATCTATTTTTTTATAACAAATCCTGAAACAGGCGTATCTAAAATAACTTATTTCAAGCCTGAATCCGATACAAGTATCTTGTCTGATTCTGATATAGAATCTATGGTAGAAGGATCGGAGTCGTTGTGTTCTGGCATGAAAACCCTGCTTGAAGACAACGAGCAAGATCCGTGCCTTAAGTTCTCTATCTATCATCCTATAAAAACCATAGAAATAAAGACAGAGAAATGTGGGAAATGTATTTACTGGACTGACGATTATAATCCTCCCAGGTATGTTATTGTAGACAAGGCTCTGACTCCTGATGATGAAGGTGATATATGGTATCATTATCATGGGTATAAGATATGCGATAAAGAATACGATAGGAAAAAGTTCATGCAGGAGAATGGTTGTTTTCTGGCATGTGAGAAACTTAGGGTGTTTCCGCTACTGGACCAGCCATGCGTAGAGCCGGTACAGATAGAGTACGGGGGCAGCCTGCGTGCGGGCGTGTATCAGTTTGCTGTGGCCTTGTGCGATGAATTTGGTAACGAGAAAACTAACTATACTTCATTAACTAACCCTGTTCATGTATTTGACGAACAATATATTAGGATAAATGATGGTAAATGGGGAGAAAGAACTAATCTTGGTATAAGGCTTAAGGTGTCTAATTTGGATAGGCAAGTCAGCCATTACAAGGTGGCTGTTATTCAAAACACTGTTGGATATAATGGTGAAACACAACCTGTAGTCGATTATTTCATAGAAGGTATTCATCCTATTACAGAGAAAACTATATATTATTATTCCGATCTTAATAATAAGAGGACAACATTTGAACATATTTCTTTAAAAAGAGCCATATATAATACATCAAGAGGAATAGTGTCAGTCGGAAACCGTCTTCTTCAATATGGTCTTACGGCAGAAAAAGAATGGAATTTACAGCCTGTAGTTTCTCTTATGGGGCATTTTCTAAAATGGCAGGCATCGGTAGCCCACGAAGATCTGTATAAAGATGGTAATGCTTGTTCGCTGTATGTGGGATATATGAGAAATGAAGTATATCCGTTTTCTATCTCGTTTAAGACCTCAACCGGATACAAGACTCCAGCATTTGTTTTGATTCCCCCTCCTTCTGATAAGGCAAGAGAAGAAATGAACAAAGACAGTATCCCATACCAGTCTATAAATGCATATGCTCCGGATTGCTCAGGTGTTGATAGGAAATATGTATGGCAATATAGCAATACGGCAGGAGATGGGGTATTGATTGATGATGATGCGGTTATCATTGATGAAGAACAAAAAGAATGTAATAATCCTGCTACCGTAGGTCAAACTGTTATAGTGGAAAGCAATTTCGCTACTTTTAAAGGGAAATCAAGATTTATTATCGATTATGATGATATTGTAGGAACCCCTATAAATTATTTGTCTGAAAATATAGGTCTTGTAGCTTGTAACAATAAGGAGAATGGAGACAATGAAAGACAGATATGCGATATAGCTACCAAATACAGAGAAGACGGAACACAGGATTATATGGAACCAATTGATCATATTGGGTTGCCAGAAATGGAAGGAGACTGCGAAGTTCCCCATCGTCAAGAATCTATATTGTCTGCTCCAGTTCCTTTAATAACTGGTATTGTAGAGGACTATATATATAAAGAATTAGAAGACATGGAGCACGTGTCTACCGACTATTTATATACAACCGGAGGTGAGAACCAGAATAAGTATTCTGTTCTATTCAATTACGATACAATGGATTCTTTGTCTGAATGGATGGATGAAGCATTTTTTGGTGACGACGCAGGTAAGATATCCGGCGATGGCGAACGGCATCTTTGTTCTGAGTTCTATCCGTATTTACAACCAGGGAGTATATTAAAGACCGTATCTGATGCTATATACATTCTTGATACAATGCCTTGTACATGTGGTTGTTATATTGAAAATTATTGTTCTGATCCTACTGTTTCAAGGTCCGATTATAATAACTTTCAAAACAACAATTACATCCTTGGAGGATATATTTTACATATAGATGGGTGGAGTGAAAAGATAAATGGAAAAGGTAATTGGAGGGCTGGTAGATCAACGAGTACGGTAATAAATGATCAATACCGGTCAAAGAACGGACCGAAATATTGCATTGAACAGTTCTGGCCTGATGCGTCCAACAAGCTCCAGGATATGATATACAAAAATTCGGACACCGGAATACCTGAAACCGATTGGGAATTTGAGGGATATGTAAATAATGCCACATTCGAAAATCCTACTGGAGATAAACTTAATATAGGATTTGCTTCTGAGTTTGTAGTTCGTAAGTTCGTGAGGAATGTAATGACCAATGCCAGGTTTATTAGAATCAATAGACCGGAGGAATGGGATATAGAAGGATATAAGGAAGAAAATAAGGTCCTTTATCTTGAAGCCCTTGGGAAGATAGATGGTATAATGGATGCTGTGTCTACCAATTACGTTCGTGTTTCTTTTTGGAAGGATATAGAGACATGGAATCCACTTGGCACAATACCGGTAGATTTCGATAGGCCTGAACATGCTTCAGGACATTCGGTTATTATTAATATAGCAAGACCTGCATGGGGAACTATAGATGATAAATTCTTTAAAGAAACGATAAAGCAAAATTATTTTTATGTAACAATAGAATCGCCGGTTGTAGCTGTTCCTTGGATAATGACATTCAGGAAAATACAATTCTGTGAATATAAGAATAAGGATACTCCAGACGAGGAGGAGGAACCAAGCAAGAAGCCGTCTCGTGCTATTTTAGGCGTTTCTTTTGCTACAGGTAAAACTATATATCCGTATATTTTTGGTATAAGAGAAAAGGAGGTAAATAAGATTGATTTGTCTGTGGATTCTATAACACTTAGATCAACTGTCTTATTTGCATCAAAATGTCAGACATGTGGAGATAGGCCCATCAATTGCAAGCCTCGTCCTTATAAATACGGGGATTTTGCATATTGGGAATCATCTGAGAAATATCCTGCTAATTTTGAACTTTATGATAGTAGCAGGATGAAAATAGACACAGGCAGATCTTATGGTGATCCAAAAAAATCAGAAGCTTATTCTAATATTATGAATAAGTTAACAGAATATTATGGTGCTCCTTTGTCAGACAAAAATGGATTATCTTATTTCAAGGGTCATTCTTATGGAGGGGTAGATACTTCTACCGTATTTTGCCAGCAACCTATACGTCATTACCGGTTTCCAGATAATAAGCATATACCATTCATGAACAGTGATGAACGTGGATATGACATAGCTTCTGAAATATATCCGGTAGGTATTATGGTGGATGAGAACACCATACAAGTATTTTTGGATTTTGCGGTGGATTCTGGTTTGATTACGCAACAACAAAGAGATACGATTGTAGGATATGAACTGTATCGTGGAGATAGGAGGCTAAATAGGTCGGTTGTGGCTTCAGGATTGGCCTACGATATGCTTAGATACATAGGAGACGATGGTAATGTAAATATCTATCCTAATTACCCATATAATGACCTATCACAAGATCAATATAATTATACGTCTGGCAAAAGAGACGAGTTTATATCCCATCCTTTCGACAAAGGAGGAAACGTGTGGTATTCATTCTGTTCTCCTGATATTTATTTTAACAAGCCCGAACTTCCAAATGAAGTATGTATAGACGGGTTCCAAAGAGGAATGTCTGTAGGCAGTTTCGTACCTGTAGAAGATCATCCAAAATGGACTATCTTAGGTCCTGCCGCTTATACGATGGCTGCGTCACTTGCCGCAGTTGAATCAAGTGCCACAATAGCCGCTATGATAGCAGAAGAGCTTCAGATAAGGGCTCAGTCTGGATACATAGGAGGGTCGGCTGGTCTTACCGGAGGAGGATTCCTAACGAATTTAAGTGTGGCCATGCTGTTTTCTTCAATGGTGTCAACCATCAGTCAAACTCTTGCTAAGGGCCCGATATTGTACGGTAAGTACCGTTATGATTGGCTTAATACGTTTATAAACAATGGACCAAGACGTAATCATGCATGGTATTATACTTCTGTAGGATTATATAATTCAATGATAGGTATAACGGACCAGGATAAGTATGAACGAAATTTTGCTCGTGGTTTATCTTCTGTTAAGTACATGAAGTCCGGTGTATATCCTATGATGGATGCCAGTATGTCATCTAAATGGGGAACCGGTAAAAACGATAATGAGGGACGATTCTTATTTGTTAATAATATAGATCGTGAATCTTCGTTATTTTTATCATTTGGTGATCCAGGTGAAAAAGGAGATGGTAAATCGAAATATTTATTGGAATATCCGAACTATGTCTGCAACTACGACAGTAGCCGTATAGATGATTCGGTTATTGCTGGAAGAGATGTTGTAGCAGGAAGAACATTCGAGCAATCCAAATCAGTTTCATACATCTGTTCTCCGTATATGAGGCTTATGCGATATAGGCCGGATCAATATGGTCAAATAGAAGATATAAAATGGATTTCCATAGGTGGATGTGGGTTTTTCACTAATGAAAAGAAACTGATGTTCGGTGGTGATACGGTGATAACCAGATTTTCATTAAAGAGAAAATTTCCTGTTTTTTATAATAGTGCTTTTGGTATTGGAGATATGATACCTTTCCCTTACATGGATTATAGAAATGTAGGATATCCAAAATATTTTGTTAATTATGATACAGGGGAAGATGCGCTTGAAACCACGGATAACGAACGTTTCAATAGTTGGACATCGTCTAATAAAGGAAGATATGCTTTTTACCCAAATAGGAAGAGCTTGTATGAATTGAATGGTGACACCTCCGGTAAGTATGTAGATGGCAGATTTTATACATGGTTCTATGGTATTCCTCAGTTCCTTGTAGAGTCTGAAATAAATTGTAATTTCAGATTAGAGGGCCCTCAGCCTCATGAATTATTCTATCCAAAAGTAGGGGATTTTGTTTGGTGGACACAAGAAAAGAACGTATCTATCCATAGGGACAATGATTACAAGATAAGTCCTATCTATTCATCAAGAATGACATTAACACCTAATGTATTGCCGGCAACATACGAACGTCGTTTTTATGATTGTGCTTACCAGCGACCTAATGGTGTTATATGGAGTAGGGCTGACGTATCTGAAAACAGTCAAACAGATCCGTGGCTAACGTACAAGCCTATGGACTATCATGAGTTCCCAACCAGCAACGGGAAGCTTATTCACATGAAGCGTATTGAATCCGATCAGATTCTTGTCAGGTTCGAGGATCAGGTTTCACTCCATAACGCCATAGACGTAATCAAGGAGCGCACCTCCCCAGGGCAGGCTGAGATGGGCACCGGCGGTCTGTTCGCGTCCCGGCCTCTGGAGTACAACACGACCGACCTCGGTTATTCTGGAACCCAGAGTACTGAAATAATTAGTTCAGAATTTGGTCACTTCTGGGTAGATACTAAAAGAGCACAGGTGTTTATGACCGACCCGAACGGACGTAATCTTAAGGAACTTAGTGTAGGGATCAGGCATTGGCTTAAACGTCATCTTCCGTTTAAGATCCTTAGATACGGAATAACTAATATCTTAACCGGCACAGAAATGACAGAAGAAGATACAGACAATAAATTTATCGGTCTTGGTCTGTCTCTTGGATGGGATAATAGGTATAAGAGGGTACTTATCACTAAAAAAGATTATATACCTGTTAAGAACCCGGCATATTACAAATATGATGGTGGAAGGTTCTTGTACAATGAAACAGAGGTGCTGTCAAACGATAAGGAAATATCTTTAAAAGACGAACAGTATTTTAAAGACGTGTCGTTCACTATCGGATATTCGTGTCTGAAGCAAGAATGGATTTCTTATTATTCGTTCTGCCCTGACTATTATATAGAACAGCAACAATATTTCCAGACAGGAATAAACTTCCCGGCATCAGACGAAGAAGGTGGCTTATGGAGCCATTTGCTGACGAATAAGAGCTTCCAGACATTCTACGGAGCAACATATCCATTTATATTAGAAGTGCCGATAAAAGAGAAATATAATGGCTCTACGTTGGCTTCTGTAGAATACGAGCTTGATGCAAGGAAATACGTCGATGATGTGAATTACACTCTTGACAGGAAAGTAGGTTTAGATACGATAACTATCTACAACGACACAAACAACTCAGGTGAAATTCATCTTGTTCCAGAAGAAAAGAATAATTTAGCGCAACGTATATCGTATCCGAAGATTGTAGGCGACCATACCGAGGTCCTGGATACTGAGGTATATAGAAGACATAAGTTAAATGACTTCTTCAATAGGGTTGACGACGACCGATCTGAAACACCTATCTGGATCAAGGACGATAACGATATAAATAAGTCGGTTAATTCTGATGCTCTTAATTTCAGACGGTCATGGCTGGATAGGTTGCGTGGAAGTTGGATGCTGATGAGGATAAAGAAAGTAATTAGCAACCGGAAAATTATATTCCAGTGGTTGATTTCTGAAGATAAGATTAAGAATAGATAATATCGTATTACCCTCTACTTTTCAATAAGTAGAGGGTAATTTTTTATTCTACACATATAAATCCGTATTTTTTTATTATATGACAAATATCATTATTATCCATTCTGAACCATTCTCCACCTACTCTTACCGAATCATATTCTTTATGTATTAATAATTCTACATTTTTATTGCATACTCCTATTATAGATAAATTAGGATTCTCGATAGATAGCGTTTTAAGTCTTTCAATAGGGTTACGGCTTTTCCCTATTTTAAATAAACCACTCGAACTATCTTTAATTATATAGGTATTAATATCACCACTGGAATTTTTATCATGCGTGACTGGGGCTGGTTTGTTACATACTGTAAGGAGTGATGCGTTTTTACCGAACAATATGGATATTACATCTATAGCATCTTCGTATATAACGGATAAAGATTGCAGCATGATATACAAATCAACTTGTCTCATCATGTTATCATTTATAAACGTTAATACTCCAAATCCACTATCAATGAAAATAATACTTACATTTTCTCCGTACACTTTATTGAATAGGTTATATACTTTTTCATTGTCATTTTCTTCAAATTCTATTATTTTAAAATTTTTACTATTAAACGGAGAGTCGTCTTCATTTAATAGTAAATCAACAATATATCTATCCATGTATTTATTTTTTTTATGTTATACGCAAATATACAATACAATACTTCCTATTATATTGTCTGTGTGTTAATTTATTCAAATTAATCTATTTTAAATCATTTTAATTTGTAAATCATATTTGAATGTCTATATTTGCATCGTAATCAAGAGAGATTATAATACAAAAACAGTGGTGATGGAAGGTGATACTTCGGTTTGTGTCACAGGTTCGAGTCCTGTATTTTTCATGTAAGAAAAATTAGATCAGTTGGTAGATCAAAACCTCCTTTAAAACACCTTCCAAGTTATCCCTGTTTTAATAAAATATACAGATGGTGAGGAGTACGGTTACTTCGAATGAGGCCGATATATCATTTTAATTCTCCGTCTCCGCTTTTCCTCTGTTTGAAAGACATAAGAAACTAATGAGTGGTGATGGGGTTAGTTACTTCGAATTTAGCTCAGATGGTAGAGCAATATCCTTTTAAGATATGTGTCAATGGTTCAAATCCATTATTTGATTGTTTACACTAACTTCAGGTTTTCCCTCATTGAGTATTCATTTTGATATATTTTTTTTTCAAGCAGTGGTAGTAATATCACTGCTTTTTTTTGTATAACACTTTAAAGAAAACAACAACAAATGGGAAAGTTTAACAAAAAGGATGAAGGTGTTAAACCTACGATCGTGAATCACATGGGAGAGAAGGCGTATAAGCCTAACGCAGAAGAAGAGTTGGTATCTACGGTAATGACTACCATGTTGTCTGATTCTTATTATGAGAAAGAAAAAGACAAGGTGAACAGGATTAAGGACCTTATGGATCAAGTAGATCCATATTTCGCAGCACAAACAGCATTGTATGTCAGGAAAGAAGGAAAGCTTAGGTCGGTAACGCATCTTATGGCTTCTGTCCTTGCCAGCAAAGCATCGGGTAAGGAATGGGCTTCAAGGTTCTATAATAAGATCGTTATGCGTCCTGATGATATGAGCGAAATCCTTGGCTGTTATGCGGCTCTTAACGACAAAAATCCAAAGAAGTTAAGAGGAATATCCAGCGCTATTAAGAAAGGATTTAAGACGACTTTGGAAGGTCTTGATCCGTATCGGATTGACAAGTACAAGATGGACAGTAGGGTCATTACTATGGTTGACCTCGTAAACTTATTTCACCCTAAAGGCAATCAGGTTAACAAAACAGCTTTCCAGTACCTTATAGAAGGTCGATCTTTGTCTGGATTATACGAAAGCAAGATTCTTGAAAAAGAGATGTCTAAGGCCGGTCAGGATAAGAAAGACAATAAGGAAAAGAAAGAAGCTTTAGGTGACGCTATTCGGGACGTGGTTTCTAATGTAAAAGGTATGCCTATTTTTAATATGGTTCGTAACCTTGTAAACATAATCAAATACGCGCCTGATCAAATAGATGAAGTTTGTAGGCAGCTTACAATAGAAGAGAAGGTGCTTAATTCGAAGATGCTTCCTTTCCGTTTTGCTTCAGCTTTCAAAGAGGTTGAAAATATAGGCACTGATGGTTCCGATAATGATATTGTATTTGAGTCGGATAAAAAACGTGCTAAATTAACAGCGCGTAACAAAGATAAGATTTTAGATGCGTTGGAGAAAGCCATAACCATCTCCTGCAAGAACCTGCCGGTATTGGAGGGGCGGTCGGCTATCCTGATTGACCACTCTGGCTCTGTACGTGGAGATATGGGAGGATCTTCTGAGGTGTCTGCCTTTAGCAAAACAAGTACGGCTGTCATTGGCAACTTGTTTGGCTGTATGATTGCTTCTGTGCTTCCTGACGTATTTATTGGTATGTTTGGTGACAAACTTATCAATTACGAATATGATAGAAGTAAAGGTGTTTTATGGAATAACAAAAAATCTTTTACTGCCGGAGGAGAATGCGGTGGTGCCACTGAAAACGGTCTTTTTGCATTCTTGGATAAGTGCGTTAAAGATAAGATCAAAGTAGATAACTTGTACGTTATTTCAGATATGCAGATAGGAGACGGTGAATCTGTTGTATGGGAGAAAAGTTCCAATTATAAATATGGTAAATTCGCCGAACTTTTGAAAGGGTTTAAAAAAGTGAATCCAAATTGCAAAATCGTTTCTATTTCTATTCAAGGATATGGAAGTGAGATGTTTTACAGAGGATCTAATATCTTGAACATAGCTGGCTGGTCAGAATCTATCTTCGATGTTATTAACAGCAAGTTCTGCGGATATAAGAATATGATTGAAGAAATTAAGAAAATAAAAATATAATCATTGATTTTGCTTCAATAGTAAACAAGTTTTAGCTTTAAAGGTATAGCCGAAGAAGTACGTGAGTATATCTTCGGCTTTTTTGTTTATCTTTGTTGAAAAACAGTTTGTTATGAAACAAGTATTATATAAAAATGACATATACCCCTATAATGTAAGGGTATTGCTTGGGGCAGATGAAGAGTATATAGTTAAGACGTTTGCCAACCTGGAAGTAGAAGATCAGAGCTGGGAGGGGTGGACTGATGATTATGGTGGCAGAACTATTTTCGTAGGAAACCGAACCAATCACAGGAAAGAAATATGTTTCTTGTTTCATTCACTGTCTAATATGGATGTTAGAACCATAGGACACGAATGTCTGCACGGTCTTTCCCTTTATTGTAAGTATCTTAATATTAACTACAGTTTTGACGCCGGAGAAGATGAGCACGCTGCCTATCTAATGGGATGGTTGGTTGACAAGGTTTGTGATGCTTACCACAAATTTAAGAAGGAGGAAGAAAAATGAAAGAAAAAGAATTTGATTTTGTGATATATCCACTAAAGTTGATTATCACCATAGGGTTAGATTACAAAACATTGTGTGATCGTTTTGAGAATGCAGAATTGGATCATGAAGGAGAATGGGGAGATGAAGGCGATTTAGATTCAGAAGTCTCTTTTATGAATCTTGTTCGTGATAAGGGAGATGATAGAGCTTTTAAGTTATTATGGAATTTTCAAAGTGAGAATGATATGACTATACAAAACATATGTCATGAATCATTTCATGCAGCTATGTCGGTATGCCAACATTGTAATATGTCTCTTGGTTTTAAGGTGGGAGAAGATGAACACGCAGCTTACATAGCTGGATTTGTTGGTAACTGCGCAGGTGAAATGTTTGGATTCTTAGAGGAAGAAAAAGATGGCAAAGAAGAATAAATCAGATTGGAAGCCCTCAGAAAATATCCTAAAATATTTGAAATCGTGGGAAAAGTTTGAGCCTGAATTATATGACGATAAGAAGGGAAATATAACAATCGGGTACGGATTTCATCTTCCTCATCTTCTTAAAAAATACAAGAATGGTATAACAGTAGAAGAGGCCGATAAGGAATTTGAAGGTGTAGTTAATACGTTTGTTCCGGAATTTATACGAAGAACTCCTAATTTCAAGAATCTAAACAATAATCAGCGAGATGCTTTGTTTAGTTTGTTTTACAATACAGGAGGACCAGAGTATTTGAAAAGCCCAATGCTTTTCAAATACCTTAAAGAAGGTGATTATGATAAGGCAGTGAAAGAAATAAATCACAATGAAAACGAGAAAGGTATGGGCGGCCAGAAGAAGCGCCGTGCCTTCGAGCGCCGGGTGTTCTCTACGCCGACATACCAGCCCTGGACGGTGGATGATGACAGTAACTATGTCCTGATTGAAGACAAGCCTGTAGAGAACGAATCTATAGAAAAAGATACTAATGATTCAAAGTATGAAGACGCTCGCCATGTGGAAGCTAAATATGGTTATACAGGTTATGTAGGTAGAGGATATGACGGAGATAAGGTCAGGATATCTGATTCGAATATAAAATCAGTTGGTATATCCAATAACGCTGATCCTGATAAGTGGTATGAATCTGTTAATCCAATATTAGATACCGACCCTATTAGTTTGATCGCCGATTTTATTCCTACTGTGAAACGAATGTTGGATCCTAATAGGGAGCGATCTGGGGAAGATACAGCCACGGATTTTGAAGAAAAAATGTGGAAAGCTTACACGGATGGAGATATAAGTAGATTGCCGGCAAGCAAGTATCGTTTTGATGACGATGATGATGATGCTCAGTATGTAGGATTGCCTCAAGAACAGGCTATTTTGATACAATCTTTATTAGATAAAGAGTATATGAACAATATGCTTGACGAAGCATATAAGAATGTTGATGAAAAAAGTAAACTAAAAATAAGAGATTATAAGAAGGTCCTTGATAAACTAAATAAAAATATATTTGAAAATCCAGGAAAATGGATTTTAGTAAATGAAGGTGTAAGTCCATTTAGAGAAGAAGTATATGGTGACAATTTTGAAAAAGTAAACGAAACTTCTGGATTGGGTGCGTTGAAGAATTTCAGTGTAAGATGGGATCCGGATGCTGGTATGTTAGATGTTAAGGATGATTATGATTTTAGTCGAAAGAAGATAGCGGAAGACATCATACCAGAAAGGGATGTCCCTCTTAGGATAAGGGAGCGTATCAAATACGATCCTAAAAAAGGTAGTGTGCTTCGAAATAATGATAAGGTTTTACCTAAAAGATTTGTAAGGAAATACGAAGAAGGTGGAGAAGCTAAACATTGGTGGAGTGATACAGACAAGAGAGATGAGATTATAAAAAGACAAAATGACAATGGAGAGTGGCAAGAAAAGAGGAGGAGATTACTTGAACAAGCTCATTCAGATCTTGAAAAAGGTGAAATTAATGAGGACGAATTTAGAAGAATAGCCGGGTTTTCAAACAGTGAAATAGGAAATTTGATAATATCCAAAGATGGAAATGGGGAAAAAATAGGAGCTATTATAAATAATCTTTTAGATTCCATAGATATAGATAAAGTAAAAGGGGGAATAGGTGATGCTAAAGAGGGAAAGGAGGACAAGAACAAGGAGGATGCTTACCCTTATAAGTTAATGGTCGAATCTTTACTTACACTTGCAGATGTTGCTTCTTCCACACCTGGAATGCTTAGGTTGTATAATAAAATGGGGTTAGATTTAATGCCAATTCTTAAGACAATAGCAGAAAGTAGCAAGATACAAACCATAGCAGGATTGTCCAATATAGGTATTGATGGAAGTCAGATTGCCTTAGATCCAGAAGGTGATAATGCCTTTAATTATGCCGGCATACTTGGTGGAGCGGCAGAAGCAATAGGAAGAACGAATGTGGTAAGGAATATGTCTTTTATGGGAAGATATGGAAACAAAGTGGATGATATACTTGATATTGCAAATCCTGTTATATCAACGTTGGGTATAGTAGATGATGTAAGTAAGATGGAGGAAGGCGGCGTGATTGGAAAACAGCGTGAAGCATATGAATACTTTACTGGAAAGAGAGGTATGTCTAAGATACAGGCGCTCGCCATCATAGGTAATCTCATGGCTGAATCCGGTCTTAAAGATGACATATACGGAGACAACAGAACATCATACGGCATACAACAATGGCATAATGAGCGCATGGATAAGTTATTCAAGCACGCCAGAAAAAAAGGTCATTCTACACCCACATTCAAAGACCAACTTGAGTTCTTGGCTGACGAATACGAAGGAAAGACCGGATATTCTAATTTCTTATACACAAGAAAAGGAAAAGAAGGACCAGGGTATTACAACTACAGCCGGCAGGACTTCATGAACGCCGATAACCTTAAAGATGCTGTAGTAGCTTGGAACCAAGGAGCAGGACGTCCTCATAAGAGTGTTATAAGAAATGATGACCGTTATAACTATGCTATGGAAGTTGCTAAAAATCTTGGTTTGGATATTGAAGAAAATTCCGTATCTTCGTATGGTCAAATGGGATTCGGAGATGATGGAGAAATAGCAGCATCGGTAACACTTCCAGAGGTAGAAGTGGCAGCCGCCCTCCCTAACCCGGAAGCTCCGTCCCCGGAGAGACAGTCCGAGGAAGAGAGATTCCGTACATGGACTGAAACGTATGGTAAAGATATCGTAGCTCATTTGTTGAGTTTAAAAGAAGATAAGGATGATGATAAAGAACTACGATACCAGCAGCATATGAAGGAAAACGAAGAAGATAAAAGACGAGCCTTTATCCAATCAGTCCTTCCCAGTATTCAACTCCGGATTAAGGGAGTGACAGAAGTTTAATTGAAACCAATTTTTTTTCATATCAATGTTTCTAAAGCCGAGCCATAGACTCGTTACCCGGATTCCGAAGGATGAAGGACGTGATCAAGATGGCTCGGCTTTCTTATGCTTCGTAACGATTACAATTTGCAATGATAGGAGCTAATGATCCGAACCTACGCTTGGGCTAACGCTGTCCTGCCTCACAACACACGACGGCCTCGCCTACCTGCCTGCCTATCTCGTGGCTACTCGTAAAACTGTTATCGCTTCTCTCAACCTCACTCCCTTCGGTCGATTCGGTTTCAATCGCTTTATATAGATATTGAAAATATAAAAATATATTTTCGTTCTTTCGCATATCTCCCTCCGGTCGATATCCTCAATCACTTTTAATCTCAATCAGGCTAAAAAGTAAATAGTCGTAATGATAAATTATTAATCGTTCCGAAATCTCACTCACTACGTTCGATTCGATTCCGAAACTATAAAAGTATATTTAAAACACTATTGATATTTAAAAAAATATGAATAACATATAAATATATGAAATGAATACGACTGAATGGAGTATGAATGGAATATATAATAGGGGAAATTCATTTATCCTATTATACCTTTAGATAACTTGTCCCACCACTGACGTTCAGGGACTTACGGGTATGGTACGAATCGGTTACGTTTACCATACCTATATGAAACAAAAAACCCTGTATCCTATTTTTCTCAAACCGGATACAGGGTCGTGCAAATTCTTTATTGTTAGTATGAATACTTTTCGTATATTTGCACAAAACAAAAAACAATGGCAAAGATAGCAGAAATGACATATTGCGACAAGCTTCACAAATCACTCCTTAAAAAGGAGGCGGTTTCACCCCTTGAGGTTATCTATAATAACCACAATCAGTTAGGCTATAATGTAGTACGCAGACCAGCCGGTCAATGTTTAGGCAATTTAAAGTATTTTAATCTATTTTATAACGGGAGATTTGATAGGTGGTACAAAGTTGATGAGAAACAAAGGGTTGGTAAATACTTTGTCATCACCGACTACTGGAAGGATCGTGTGCGTTGCTTCATGGTCTGGAACTACGGATTTGGTCGTTATTTCCCGTACAATGATTTTGTAGAGGCTATGGTTTATGACTACCGTCGTTTTGGTCGTCTTTGTAATCCTCGTAGCAAGAAAGTTCAAGAAGCTGAAGAAAAGTGTGTTAGGTTTTATGTTAGGTCTCAGATAGACTTGATGAGAAAGGGTGGATATCAGTCTTTTAGGGCTCAATTCGCAGAAGAGCATCCTGAATATTTCATTGGAAAAGAACGTACCACATTTAGATGTCTTAATGGAGCTCTTAGTAGAAATGAGAAGATAGCCGCTTGCCATGCTCATAAAAGAGATCTCAGAACCAACATATTGGATAGCTTTGCTGATAGGATTGCCAAACACCCAAGCACGGCATGGTCCTGGTTTTCACATGTAACAGATAAACAAGGTAAAAATCGAATGTGCTTCTCGGAGAAAGCTGTTGCATTTTTAAATAGAAGGCTCAAGAATAACGGTCTCAAGGAATTGTCTGATTCTTATCTCTATAGATCATTTAGGATTAGGTTATTAAAGCGATTTGATGGGAAATACAATTCTGTTCGTTCGTTCCTCAATGCGGTGGTGATGTCTGTCTTATCATCAGATGTTATTGCTAAGGCTATGAAGAAAATCCAGAGCCCGGTTGTGTTATCTATATACAGGAAAGTTCTCAAGTTGTACAAGAAGAAAGAAAAGGCTGTCAACGCTCCTATAAATAAAGAGGCTCCACCTCTACCATCTTGATTTTTAAACTGATTCGATTCCGTTGGATTTTCTCGTCCGTTTCTCTTATCTTTGTGAAAAAAGAGAAGATATGAGATTACGAATCATAAAAAATCGTCCAATATTCGCACCAGGAGGTAGTGTTCAAGACGTTACCCAGCAGGCGGACACGACATCTAATCCTTATATCAATATGGACATGTCTAATGTTCCTGGTATGATTGAGATAAATGAGGATATAAACAAGATGGAGGCTGGTTTTGATAATATAGTAGGTCCTGATTATTCTACTATAAAATTACAGGAGCCTTCTATGCCCACCATGAACGTAAATAATAACGTCACCGTAGATCCGTCGTCTATGCCGAAGGGTACTGTAGTGGATGTTAATGATGCTAACAATGAAAAAGATAAGCGATCTCAAGACGGCAATCCTCTTGATCCTATGACTATGCCGTATTACTCGCCTGATCTCGGTGGTCGGGCTCAGATGTTTGGTGCCAGTCTTGGCCGGATAAGAGCCGGTAATAAGGTCGGTGCTAATGTGGCTCAAGCTACCTTGTCTGGTGTTAGTTTAGGATTAGGTCTTACCCGTAATATCATGGGAGCTTCATCTGCTGCGTATGCAGCCAGCAGAGACGAGCAGGCAGCGAGGGAAAAACTTGCCAAGGAGCGCCGGCAGCAATTCATCAAGTGGGAACGTGAAGGTGGTGGCGTGAATTTAGGTAACGGTCAGAAGATAGATACGTCTGATATGACCGGCGAATATATTTATCCTCTTCCCAAGTCTATGGAAGATGCTGCGAATGTAGAGATAGAGAAAGGCGAGTACGTGCTGACTCCTGACTCCGTAGGGCCTATGGAAGCCAAAGGGAACAGACATGAAAATGGTGGCACTCCGGTTGATTTGCCAGAGGCTTATATTGTTTCCGATTATCGTAAGATAGATGATGAGTTTGCCTCTTACGTTAGAGAAAATTATGGTATTAAGGCAACGTCAAAAGATACATACGCTACACTCCTTGATCGATATAAGAAGAAGATTGGTTTGTCTGATAAGTACGAAGATCAGGAGCGTGTATATAAGAGATTAGAGAAAAATGAAGATGTAAAAGACAAAAACACATCTAATCTTAATGCTTCTATTCTTTCCAAGTACGTCAATGAAAACCAGAAAGAGATAGACGAGCTTGAAGCACAATTTCGTTCTTTCGCTGAAATCGTTTATGGCAAACAGGAAGAATCTAAGCGTAACGAGAAGATGGATGCTTTTTTCAGGGATGGCGGGGTTGTTGATCTGAATCAGGTAAAGAAACAAGCTAAGGCTTTTAATATTGCAGAATCAGATGCTAAGAACTGGATATATGACGAGTATGTTAAGCAAACCAGAAAAATGGCTGAAGGTGGACCTACTCAGAAGGAGCTGGAGGAGCTTAGAAAGAATGCTATCGGCTACAATAAGCTTATCAATCAGTTATTTGGACGAACTCTTAATATGACTGTATCTGATGTTAGTGGTCGTGAGCAGATTCTTAATCCTGATTCCAGTGTCAATGCCAACCAGAATCTCCAACATAGAAGCAATTTAGGATACGGCAGGGTAAATGATAAGGCGGTATCTAATTTGCTCGACGTAAACCGATGGGCTAACAAGTACAATACGGATGGTGATTTTGATACAGAAGGTTTCCAGAAAGGATACAACAGGCAATTAAATGCATTGTGGGCGTTAGCTGATGTAGGCGCTATTACGAATGCTGATGCAGCCAAGAAATTCAGAGATGAATACGGATTCTGGGGCCAGGACGCCGGAAGCTACGGAGGGAATCAGGCTTATAATTCATTTGCCGTAGATGATAAGTTTGGTCAGACAACAGCTACTCGTTCTTATTATGGGTTGGACGTTGTTTCGGCAGAGCAAAAAAGATTGTTAAACGAAAAAGGAATAAAGAATTATGTTGACTTATTTGGTGATAAATCTGATGCCGCTAAGAAGATTCTGGGCTCCGATTATAATAAGTTTGTTGCTTTAAGAGATAGTGGGTTAATGCCGGAAATAGACTTCGTTCTTGAGTCTGTTAAACCAGAAATGAAGCCTATTGAGGCCGGTCCCATAGCACCAGGCCTTACACCGCCTAAGATTGGATCTCCTGGAAGGATAGAGGTAAAACCGAAAGCAAGTACGCCTACGACTGCAACCGACACCGATACAGAGGAGGTGGTTGAAGACAACGGACCTAAAGGACAGGGCAGACCGGCGGCGTTCGGTCCTATCTTCCCGGAGATGCTGAGAACGCTCGATACAGGCTTGGAGATAGAAGGTCTGGAAAGACATCAGGCTCCGAGAATAGACCCAGTTCTTCAATCTGCTGATCAGTATATCAACGAGCTCAACCGCGCTACATCGGCTCAGTTAGACGCAGTAGGTGACGTGCCCGACTCCCAGCGGGCTGCTATTCTGGCTAATATGAACGCCATAGCTGGAAGCAATATAGCCAAGTACGTTAATGAAGTAAATTTCAATAACGCAAGGCAAATAAACGAAGCTGATAGATTCAATGAAATGGCTTATGTTCAGACAGATGATAAGAACATAGCAGAAAGGCAACGTTATGAATCTGGGTTGTTGAAAGCTATGGCTATAAGGGATGAAAATCTTGCTCGTTATTATGACAGTATAAACAGCGAGATACAGAATAAGTTTAATGTTCGAACTTCATTAAATACCATAGCATCCATAGCTCCGAATATGAGAATGCTTCCAAGTGGTCAAATTATTTACGTTCAAGGCAATCAGGATGTGATGAATATGGGTGATTATTCTACACCTTATTTGAAGAGCTTGGAGGATGATGAAGAAGATAAATATAAAAAGAGAAGGAGAAATAGCTGATGGCTTCACAATATAGTATTCTAAGGCAATATGCCCCGTATGTTAGTCCTTACAACATAGATCTTGTTAAGGATGTTATGATGTACAAACAGCAGAAGGTTGATGCTGCTCGTGAAAAGATCTATACCCAGGTAGATTATCTTATGGGTCAAGAAATAGATAAGCCTGAAGCCCGTGCTTATATGGAAGATAAGATGTCAGGTGTGATTGCTAACATCAATCAAAAATTCAAAGGCGTGGATCTTTCTTCTGATGGTGTTACGAGAGCCATACAAGGAGAGATCAGTTCGGTGTTAGATGATACGGTCATTAACGCGATTGCCGGCACAAAAGAAGGCAAGAGGGTTATGAAGGAAATAGAATCTATAAAACAGAATCATCCTGAACTTTATTCTCCTATTAATGAATGGCATGCTTTGGATCCTTATTACAAATGGAGGTCGGATGGTAAAGCAGGATCAAGGTTAGGAGGTCTTCATTATTCTCCTTATGTCGATTATACTAAGGAGATAAATAAGCTGGTTAGTGACTTTAGGAAAAATAACGAAGGCAAGAAGATTCAGACAACAGAATATGATGTTAAAGGTAATCCTACTGGTGGTATTATAGAAGTTAATGTAGATGAACTTACAGATTCCCAGATAAGGAATTTTGTGTCTGCTAACTTATCTGAAAATATGAGGAATCAGATGAGAATAGAAGCATCGTACATGGCAGCCACCAATCCGGTGTTCAGTAATCCGGATTTGGTTAGTCAATACATTGGGTCTTATGTAGAAAGATACGATAGGCACATAGGAGCATTGGAAGCAAAAAAGAAATCAGTAGGGGATAATAAGGATATTATTGATCGTATTGACAGTCAGATACAGGAAGCTAAAAATCAGAAAGCCGGAGCCAAGAGGGAGGCAGATATGATAATAGCTTCGTCAGATCCGGTAGCTGCTGCTAATTTTGTTGTCACCAATAATCTTTTCGATAAGATGGTTGATGCATGGAGATACGACAATACAAGTTTTGAAAGGAAGAAAGATGATCTTTATTTTGCAAGGTTGGCAGAGGATAGGGCTCAGCAAAAGTTTTTGACTGATAATGCCAAGTCTATGGTTGAAATATCATTGGCGAATGAGCAGCTTGCTCAGG